TCAATAAAACCAGTATACAGGCATTGGTGGTGGTGTAAAGCGTTATTTTTGGAGAAACCGTGCTGGACGCACAAAATCCAGACAGAAAAGTAATAAAGGATTATTGGAGGCGCACTGAGGTTATAAAGGGAATTACTGGGTATTATTGGCGGGTTGGTGCGTGGTATACTTGTGGATTGTGTACGATGTGTTGTATGGGAGCAACAGAAGCGCTCGGAATAAAAAAAGCTGGCTGGTGGTCAAACTGATTCTTTCCAATATTTTTTATTTGGACGGAACTCAAGGATTCGAATTTTTTTCCTGGAGGGGCTTACGTCTTTTTAATTTTTTTTCTACGGCTCGGACCTTAGGATACTCTTTCTTGGCTTTCTCTATATCTTTCTTGTGGCGTTCTTTAAAGAATATGGAACAAACCTCTCTAAAGGTAATAGAAGGATTTTCGAGTTTGAATTCTCTGTGTAGATCATTAACCTTTACAGTTTCCTTTAAAGTTAGTGTGGTACGCATCTTCATTTCGAGTTTTTCTTCGTATACTGGCAAGGCTCGTTACCAGAATGGCAGCGCAGGTCACAAGTAAATCGAATACCAAGATACTTCTCTACCAATCGAATCCATAGTGAGTTTGGCCTACAGTTCTTCATTTCGAATCTTTCCGGTCCTTCCAGTTAAATCCTAATAACTTATACAGTACCTTCTGATACCACTTTGGTTCATCTTCCATTCCAATCTGTATTCCACCAATGCTGAGTTGTCCTACTGGATTAGTCGGATTAATTGAGAGTACGGTTGATTGTATGGTAGATGATGTGGTTGGATAAAATTCATATTTTTCTGTACCGATTATAGTTGATACTGATAATTTCGGTTTCTCACATCCATTATAATCCAGTCCCAACGGAATCTGCTCAGTTAGTGGAAAGAAGAATTGTATTTCGGTCTGGTTATAATCTTTTGGCGAAGCCCAAGGTTGTGGCCAAGGGTTCTGAGCAAAGTATTCTCGGTCCTCTGTGGTAAATGTGGTCATAGAATACTCCTTGGAGATTATTCTGAGGCTTTATTGAAATAACCTAGGGAAATAAAGGTCCACGGAACAGCCGCTAGAAACCATGGAAGGGACTCTGAGTAACCAAAGGCAAGTAGGACTCCGATCCAGCAATAGGCTGCTAGAAAGAAGGCGATATACTCTTTGAGTTTTGATTTGATTCTATTAAGGTTAAGGTCAGACATCTTTTTTTCTCCAAAATTGTTGCTAAGCAACATAAAATATAATAAATAAGTATAACTACTAGGTTTTATCACTAACTCTTTGAGGAACCATGGAACTAGAGATTTTTATAAATCTGATTACCATACTATTCTAGCCCCTCGGAAGCGCTGGAAAAATCACAAGAGGTTGATTAGATATTCATTATTCCTCTGCGGAAATTGTTAGCCAAGAGTGCTTCTTTTTCCGTTTCGGAGATTTCTTCTGGTTCCGTTGCGAAATCGGATTCATCATTGACTTCATCATCATATACACCAACAACATCATCTTCGGAGATAATGTAATATGTTTCACTTTCAAACTTGGTTTCCTCAGCTGCATTCCAATCTGGAAGGATGGTCTGACCAACAAGAACGTCTTGCGTATCAGGTCCTGCTGCTAGAACCAACGCTTTCGATACTGCGTCTTTCCCAGTCGCAGTCAGAAAAATCCCAACCTTAGTAAATTCTTTATTCTTTAGTAACTTAATGATTAACTTATTTTTGATTGCTTGTAGTTTCATACATTTTCTTTCTACATTCTTGAAGGACTTGTGGAGGAACATCGGGATGCCACCCACCGATTAACATATTACAATTATACTTGATAGGTGTTACTTTGTCAACCAGTTCGTGGTAATCATTATCCCAAGCAAACATGTATGCCAAAAGGATTAATGAGATTAATAGAACCCCGTTGAGGAAGGTATTACGGATGAGTTGCGGCATAATAGAGAGCCCAATACCAGAGTGCTAGTCCGGCAAAATAGAGAAATATCCACTTACCAATATTTCTACCAAATAATCCTTGGTTGAAAAATGCCCAAGTCATACCTAACATAAACGAAAATAAGTTTACATGGTAGATTGATATATCGAATAGGTGGAACTGGACTACAAATGCAGGTAAAAAATTCAAGTTCATTATGTTGTTTCAGGTGGTAATCCCAGCTGAGCTCTCAATTGTTTAATAATATCTACTTAGGAATGATGGCTTAAGGCCTTTATTAGTATACTCCGAAGCAAAGGTGGTAGCTTCATCTTCGGTCATAAACACTTTACTAAAAGAGGATGGATTATCTGATGTACCATAATTTACTTTCCAGAATCCATCACCTTCATAAATTACGGCCATAATTTTACCAGCTTCACCAACAAAAGTTGCTATGTCTTTCATGTTATCATTCCTACAAAACGGTTAAGTACTACACGGTTATTCAAACGATTACCAGCATACTTACTAAAAGCAGTAACGAGTCCACGGGTAGTCGCATTTTCTTTTACTTCAAAACCTACATCTTCATCAGTATCTAGGCCTTCTGCACGGAGTAAATAATACTCATCATATCCAGCTGAGGTAACAATCATGGATTTGTTTTTACGAAACTCAGACTTATACTTATCGTAGTTAGTAATCGCTCTTGGTAAGAAATGGAATAATTCACGACCCAATTCACGACCAGTCAAAACATAGAAACCAACAATATTCGAATTAGTACGCATCTTCAATATCTTAATATAAGCAGCTGCTAAATCACGGCCTTGCGGATTATCCACAACAATTTCATTTTTGTTTTTAGGATCACGAATCACAAATTTCTTAATTGCACGATAGTCGGATGGTTCTTTACCAGTACCGGAAGTTTTATGTCCACCTTCCATAGTATAAAACACTTCACGCAAAGAGTGACCTTCACCATCAGTTAAGAATACCGTATTCACAACTTGTAACTTATATTGTTTCTGAAATTGTGGAACAATCGTCATAGCCGAAATGATTGCTTCAGTTAATGGAGTTCCACCTTTCTGTAACCAATTAGGTCTCCATGAACGATGGACACACATACTCACTAAAGCGGAACAAGCATAGGTAAATTCTACAGCCGACATTTTACTCGAAAGAAAATTCATCAATTTATAATGACGGAGAACAATATCACCTTCTTTAAATTCGTTGGTGTAATTATCCCCATATTCAGAAGTGAAAGCATATACTTCATAAGGAATATTTACCTTCTTACAAAACATCACCAAGTTAATCAACTGCTTCATTGTATTTTCAATATGATCAGACATACTACCAGACCAATCCAAGAACATTACTAAACCATGTGATTTACCACCAGGTAATATAGTAATCTTTTTGAAAATATCTTCGGCAAATCCATATGAATAAATCTTAGACATATTCAATTCACCGGTTTTAGCAATAGATGATCGTTTTAATTGTTCGGCATTTTTACGCAACTCAAATTCTTTGGCCAAATAACCAACAACTTTTTTAGCATCATTACGAATCTTTAGGAATTTCTCCGTATCAATTCCATTTTTGAGATCATAATAATTATTTCTTTCTTGAAATTCTGCACATTCTTTACGATAATCGGACCACAATTTCTTATGGGATACAATCGCTTTTTCCAAATTCACATCAGGAATGTTACCATAATAATATGCACTAGTTCCTACATCGAACAGTTTACTTTCATTTTTACGGTACGCTTCATCGGTATGTGATTTAATTTGTGTATCATCTTCACCTTCGGGATCGGATCCACCACCCGATTCATCACCAGATTCTTTATCAGAATCATTTTTATGTTCCGATTCATCAGCACCTTTAGATTTACGGGTTTCAGTTTCATCATCCATTTCATCTGAATCATCATAACCATCAGAATCGATTTCTTCATAATCACCATCATCATCTTCTTCTACTTCTAAGGAGAGTTTAAGTTTCTTTTCGGTTTCTGCTTCTTCTTTCAGATATTCCATTACTTCTTTAGAAACACGCAACACATCATCGAAAGATTCCGTAGTTTCAATTTTGTTAATTAATACTTTTTCAAATTCATTAAATTGAATACCTTGTGCTGCACCGCCTTTTGTATAAAGATTAGCACGATCAATAAAATTGAAATCGTTAAGGTCAGCACCAGCCGTACCAAAGAAATCTTTTTCAATTAGTTCACGATAACCTTTGACAAAGGAAATACGAATTCCAGGATATTTGTTTTTGATTTTGCGTTCAATGCGGGAATCTTCCACGACATTAATTACGGAACGGGAAATCTTTTCTTCTTTGGCTTTTACCAATCCTTCCAAAGGAGTATTCAATGCGTGGCCAACTTCATGACCTAAGAAAAGGTCATAAAGGAATGGAGAAATCTTTGCATCAAGAATAGGTAAAGTTAGAATACGATTCTGCACATCAAAGCTGGCCGTTTGAACTTTGCGTTGTTCAACAGTCAAGTTTTCAGTAGCCATAAGTTTGGCAAGTAGTGATTTAGATTGTATGAGTTCCATCGATTTCTCCATTTAAGATACCATTATACTACAGATATCATCTACCGTCAAGTTATTTTTTTGATGTGTTGTACCGGGACAACACTTTGCGGTATTGACGGATTAACGGTAAAACGGTATCGTAATCCAGACCAAATTTGATTACCAATTCCTTTTTCTTACTGGTACTCATGTAAGCTTGAATTTCATCCTTAATTACATTTTTACCATATCCCATTTTCTTTAAAAACTTTACCATATTTGAATAATCCTTACGGTGCGTTTTATAGAAACTGTAAGTTAAATCTTCCATCTTACGCTTATATTCGGAATTCATATAATAAAGAGCATGAGCAATTTCATGGTCGATTACATTCATATCACCTTTTTTACCACCGATAATATAGAATGGTTTTTCTAAATCTAATTTGCTGTGGATAGCATCAGCTAATGCAATTTCCCATTTTGTTCTATCCCACATATTCTGTTTAGCCCATTCCAAGTAAATATTTCCTGGAATATTGAATCCTGTCCAATAATTGAAGTACTCAATCTTGCCATCATCAGTCATAAACGCATCAAGGAACTTTTCTAATGTTAAATATTTACCATTTACGCTAGGTTTACCTTCATAATACTCCTCAACACGGCAAAATGCAATTGCAAGGTCCTTTTGTGTATTAAATTCAAACAAAAGACAATTTTTAATTGGTTTTTTAGTTTTAAACATTTTATTGGTACAGTTCTTTGCGTTTTTGATAATTTTCTTGATCTTTTTCGAATTGGGACATTACAGCCCACTTGCGACAAATCAAATCCACTAGTTTCCAAGCAGGAACTTCATTGTCATCTGCTTTGGCGCTCATCCACAAGTTGTAATCTTTTTCATTCATGTTTAATTCCTTCGTTTTTATCAAAAATTTCATATTGTAATGCTGAGGCTAACTCATCCGCAAGCTTCGGATTGAATTTTACTAGAAAATGAGCTACATCTTCAGTTGGTACATGACGCAAATTGAACATAATTTCGTCAATTCCTCTTAAAATCTGTGTTTCTTCGTGTTGGCTTAACATAATTTCCTTATTGTACAGTATAATTCTCAATGCAACTCACTACAGAACCTCTTTGCTTCGCTTTACCGACTGATTCTAACCATTGCAATTCAATTTTAAGTTCTTCATCAGTTAATTCGGCAAGATATTCATTATATTCCGACCATTCTTGTGTATTGATACTCATCTTCTCATGCTCGCAATTTCTTTTGCTTCATCATTACTAAAAACCGGTACTGCATTACTTTTGTGCATTGTACCGATGCCTTTTATCTTATCACCTGTATATGAATTTTGGAATGTTTTTGCACAAGTCACAAAACCTGTATCCAAGGACGCAATGTGTGGAGTTTCTCTGTGGAAGTTAGCCATTTCTATTACTGGCAACTTTGTTTTAATAACTAGAGATTTGGAATACCGTTTTGACGATAACTTATTGATAGAAGCTAACCACTCAGTTTTTTGTTGTTCTTGAGCTTTGGTTAACTTCTTTGGTTTGGATTTTGGAATATAACCGTATATCATATAATAGAATTCTCCATGTGAAGAACCTATTATAATACAGTTTAAGGAGAAGGTCAAGCAGTATATTGGTAACTGTTGCTTTGGAACAACACTAATACCATTACCTTATTTCAAAGGCGGACATACCTACTTATGCTAAAAAAATCAGTATTTTTCATTTTCTTGTGGTAAACTTGATTCTAATTCCTTAAATTCTTCCTCAAGGTCATGGTTTAATAATTTTTTGATTTCGGCATGTTCATTTTTATGCCTACGATTACCAGCAAAACTATAATCGTCATTGTACTCTTTGTTTTTTCTAAACTTACCTACAAACTTCGTCACTTTACTACTCCTATTTCATGGTTTCAAATGTAATGCCTTTAATTTTTGTTTCAGGCATATTATGCATATCCAAGTCCGACACATAGGTTATGTTGGCATTTGGATAACAAATCTTTACTAATTTCAATAATTGGCAAACTGTTCCATCCGAATCATTGAAAGAAAATATTTCATCTACACATTTTAAATTTTTTATAATTTCACGGCGAGTATTGTAGTCTTGTACCATGCCGCCTTCAGCCCACAACATCCACCAATCAGAATGAATTCCGACAACGAGCCAATCCCCCTTCTGTTTACACTTTTTAAGAAAGTTGAGTTCATTAAGTGTTAATGGGTCAAATGTTCCAGTTATTATTATTATTTTTTCTGGTTTGGTCATTTATGGTAGTAAAGTTGGAAAAGCCTCTTTAATAAATTTATAATTTAATCCCCTAACCCCTAAATCTTTATTGAAAATACCAATAATGACTTCCGCTTCACGGGGTTCTAAACCTTCTAGGATTTGGATTAGAATCTCTGTTCTTTTTCTAGGTGTTAATCGTTCTGCTGCAGGATTACCTTTTTCAAACAAATACAATTTTCTCAATTCGCTAGACATTTGAGTTCTATGTAAACCCGGCATCTGATCGGAAGGTATTTTATATTCTTCCGGCATTTCTGTTATTAACCATTGAAAATTTGGATGATAGGTTAATTGTAATACATCAACTAGCGCTTTACAAAGATTATTTTCTATTACTTTCATTTTATCTTTTTTGGAATCTGCAGCTTCAAATTCATCCAAAATTTCATAAATATTTTTCATTGAAATTCCTCAATCACTTCCATTAAGTTCTTTAGTTTATGCTCAATAAAATAATTTAGCAATTTGCCTTTAGCTGGCTTTGTTTCTTCATAGGTATTTATAATGTTTTCTTTTACTTCTTTTGGAATGAACCGTAAGTCAATTAATGTTTCATTACGATAGAATCCAGTTAAAGCATATCCATCATTCCATTTATCTGGTGATTCGTTCAAGTATTTTTCAATAACCTTCTGTGTAATAGGTTTCTGACGGAGTTCACGGACAAAGGTATCAGAAGGCGAAAAGATATTAGGTATGCCGTCACCTTTATCTCCACGGATAATCTTCTCCTTGAGTTCTAGTAAAGGATCAACGGAGTAAACATACTTCTTCTGTGATGGATTATATTGTTTAACATTCTTACCATACATCTGTAATTGCAAGAAGTCGCCATCACTAGATAGAATTAAAATCTTTTGATGTGGTGCATACAATGGTACCAAAGTGCCAATGATATCGTCTGCTTCTGCATTTTCAACATCGATTACTTTGTATGGGAAGTTTTCACGGAGTTCTTGTTTGAATTTGGCAAGCATATCAAAAATCATGTGCCAATCCAAATCGGACTTATCACGGGTTTTCTTACGACCAGCCTTATAGAATGGAAATAACTCTTTACGCCAATACTTACGATTATCACAACATAACACTACTTCACCATATTCAGCTTTAAAATTCTTAACATGGTTACGAATGATATTTAAAATCATGTGGCGGATGAGGTGTTCATCCAGTTTGCCTTTTTGGTTGGCAATTTGTGCCATAAGTCCGGCAAGTAATACTTGGTTTAGGTCAACGAGAATCATAACAAACTTTCAATAGTTTCAGTAGAGGTCTATTGTATCACTTCTCCATCAACTTGTCAAATGTTTTTTGGATAAAGGCTTCGGAAGTGGTAGTCATTCTAGCAATAATACCAAACCAGTCAATACCCAGCATTCTGGTAATATAGGTTGCTGGATCAATCAAAACGGCACTAAATTGTTCCACATCAACCAATTCACCATCCGGTGCTTCTCTGAATAAGATGATGTGATATTCATCACCCATCACGGAACCACCCACCTTCTCACCAGGATCTTTGTAGGCTGCACTTTCTAAGTGAATTGAATCTTCTTTTTCTCCTGGCAGAAAAAAGAAGGTGTCAAATGGTTCATTCTTTAAATCCTTTGGAATTTCGATCATTATAGTCCTTGAGGTGTGATTTTTTAAAATATTTTTGATTATCAGTTTTAATTCTATAAATAATAGTATCTCTTGAAACATTTTCATAATCTGCTGCTTTCTGTATACTATCAAAAATACCATAAGGAGTTACAACACTAATACTATTAGGGGCAATTCTTCCTCTAATTTTTATATTTGGTTTACCCTTCTTAGATAAGGATATTAATTCTTTATATTTCGGATTTGACATATAATCCGTGTTTCTTTGTTTACTAGCCAAAGAAACTTTTTTTCTATATGTTGGATCAACATTATATTTATTTTTTATTTTTAAAGAATGTTGTATTTTCCATTTATCACTTCTCGGTGAAGAATTTCCATCACCACCTTCAGTTTTATTTAATAATATGCCTGTTCCTAAATCTTTTCTACCATACCACTTTATCATTCTTCTTTCTAAAGCACAAGCACCAACATTGGTTAAATTCTTTTCTAGAAATACTATCTTATTTTTATTATTAGGAACGGAAACACCATGATATTTACTATACAATCTTTTTCCGCATCCTTTTCCAATATAATAAGGAGTATTATCACTACTCCTTAAATAGGCATAAACATAATAATTTATTTTTTGCATAATCTAGATATGTGTTTTTTATGTACTCTACAAAAAATCCATGAATTATAATAATCGTCTGATTCCATAACACCACGGACAAATTGTTCTTTTGCTTCGAGATAACCACATTCACCTTTACTTCGGCATAAATGTAATATTTCACGGGAAAAGTTTTCATGACCTAATTGTAACACATCTTGCTTCAATGTGTCACTACTTCCATAGTAAGTTTGCCAATCACTTGGAGCCTTGTACTTCTTTTTCTTACCTTTGACTTGCTTGGTTTTGGCAGAATAAAAGAATTTCTTGCCTATGTACATTTTGTTATTCGTCAGGTTTTTAATCTGATACACGAACCCGTAATTATCACCAATTAAGTCATCTGTAAAATCTTTACCTTCATATTGCCAATTTAGTCCCATTCTCCATCATCCAAATTATCTTCATCCTCTATATAGTCTTCCGATAATTCTTCGATAATTTCGCCACAAAACGGACAATGCTCCGGTAAATCTTGAGAAACCATTTCTTCCATAAATGATACCGTATAAGTTGATTCGCAATTGGCACAATCGCCAGATAGATGTTTCTGAGTCATTCTTTACCTTTATTTAATTTCACAAGCACCGCCACCACAAGCTGCTTGGTCGGTGAGTGTTGTGTTATCGTCAAACTCTATAACTTGAGTTAGATCAATACTATGTAGTAAAGGAACCATCTCATTAAATTTTTCTTCGGTAATATCTTCAAAAGGTGCCTGAATATATGTGCCACCATCATATGGTAAAACAGCGATGCCGTTATAACTCTCTCGGTTTTCCCACATCCAATTTCCACATTTTTCCCATTCATTGGCTTTTAATGAAATGGTGCAAGATACATTATGATTATTTAATCCATCACGGTGACCAGGTGCAATCCATTCTTTACTAAACTTATTTACTCTTTTCAATAAGTGCATGAATGATTCGGTTCTAAGAATGGATCCAGCAGGTGCTTTCTGTGGAAAGGACATGACTGCTTCGATATGAGGTTTGAAATTACAATCTTCAATTAACGCAGGAAGATTTTCACTCATGTAACGATACAAGGCTTCGTTCTTACCTACACGCATACGCCGAACATAGAAGTCATTATGCCATGCGTGAATACCTGATGATGTGCCTAATACCAATGAAGTAGTGCCGGCAGGTTTGACTGCTGTAGTTCTTGCGGCTTTATTGATACCAATCAATTCAGCAACTCTAGCATTTTCTTCCAATACTACTTTGGCGGCCGCAGTCATATCCAAATGAGTAACTTTATCAGATCCAATACCCGTCATTGATACACCAATCAAAGCATCCAATTCGGTTGTTTCTTTCCAAATGGAACGGAGATAATGGAAATCGGTATAACTAGCCTGTAATGTTCCAATGAAAGCACCAGCCCTTGCTCGTGAATTTAAATCTTCTTGGTCCACTAAATCTGAAACATTGACTTCCGTTAGATTACAGAACTGGAAGGGTCGTAATCCGATTTCAACACACGGATTAGTTCCCCAATCATAATCGTTTGTCCAATAGACTCCTGGTTCACCTGCACCAGATTCTTCGACCTTCTTCCAAATAGTATCAAACTGTTCTCTTGTGGTATACTCACGATGTAACACCACAGAATTGTTAGCACGGCCTCGTTGTGGACTTAATTCCCACCACGGTCCAGCTTTACACGATAACATATCCAAATCATCAAAACTGAATAGAGCAATCATTGCAGCTCTACGAATACCACCAGAAAGAACAGCATCAGCAATATGGCAATTAATGTCGTGTGCTTCTAATGATGTTATATGACGACCACGAGCACCATTCAATACTGCATGAATTTTATCGATACAAATACGTAATGGATCAGGACCTGGTGCTTTACCACCTGAAGTGATTAAACGAGCGCCTTTAGGACGAACATCACGATAATCAAAAATAGGATCCGATTTACCTTTGAAGTGAGCTTTGATTAACACTTTAATTGCATCAGCCCAACCTTCAATAGAATCACCCACTAAAAATCTACGACCTTTAGTTGTAGGTCCTTGTACGATAGGTAATTTATTAATGTGGTGATTTTGTACGGAGTAACCTACGCCTGTACCAGATAATAGTAGAAACATCACTTCTGAAAAGGCATCGATATCATCAACTGGTAAAAATGAACAATTAAAAATTCTTGTATTGGAAATTTCAATTGGTGTTCCACCAAACTGCATTGATCTCATTGAAGGTAAAACTTTTTTGGTGAATACGAATTCTTTGTAAACAGATTGAATTTCTGTTCGTAACTTCGGAAACTTCTTAATGTGCATGGCCATGTTGCGTTCAACGATTTCTTCCCATGATTCTCTGCGTTTTAACTCTGGAATATATTTGGCGTACTTATTGTAAACTGTTATTTCTGATAAAATCTCTTGGGTGATGTCCATATTACTATTACCTACGCTCATGTTATTTTCCTTTATTATTATTGTTCATTACCATAACCAAATATTTCTTTTTTATATTCTTCCGACCAAGAATCGTAATACTTCATCTTTAATAGCTTATTACGAGCCTCTTCTAATTTATTTCGGGGTTGTGCTAAGATTGCTGGATATTCACCATTGCTTGTATTCACTCCATTAATAAATCCAGGATTATCTGGATGGTCTTTCAAAAATACCATGTCTGGCATCTTGTCTTGTAGTTTTGATATAATACTTAATAAATCTTCATCTGTCAAGTTCTTTGATAAATTATAAAAAATGATTACCTCAAAATCTTCAATTGTTGCTTCAATATACCTTAGTATGTATGCTACTGGTTCCTGTCCGATGTATGACCAGAAAACTTTTTTTTCTTCTAGTGCTTTCTTAGCAAAAGGACAAACACTAAACCCACCAAGTTCATCCTTTTTCTCAGAAATCCTTTGTATCCATTTAATTAAATCTTTTTCCAATTTATATTCTATCCATGGTTTGCAAACTCTTTATGGTTTAACTCTCGAAATTTTGTAATTTCTATTTTCGCATCACTTAAATCATCATATGCACCGATGTAATATAATTTTTTATACACCCTACATTGAGCAATCCATTTATTTCTTCTTTTATCCCATGACACACCTTTAACACCAGATGAATTTTTAGTGTTCATTTTTGAATTCCAATTATTGGTCGACTTATTAGTTTCCCTTAGGTTGTTTATCTCATTATTACTTCTATTTCCATCAATGTGATCTATAAATTTTGGTACAAATCCGTTATGATACAAATATACCAGTCTATGAACCAGATAACTTTTTCCGTCAATTTTTATTGATCTATAACCTTTATTATGATTACAACCAGATTCTTGACCTTTTTTAATTGAATTGGATTTATTTAATTTCCAATAAAATTTTCCATTTTTATACAACAGTAAGGTTTTTAAATATTCCTGTGATATCATTTCACTTTTTTCCAATTCAAGAATTCCATCTTAGCTCTGAGATTATTAAAGGTATTTTTATCTATAATATCTTGCATTTCATCCAATGAAAAATCGTATTGTAGCATCATCTCATTGATATCTTTTTCTATAAGGAATTCTGGCCAAATAACGATGTTAAAATGATTATCTATCGCATGTTCCATCTTGGCCACAATTTCTTTGTTACGAGGCTCGTTATCGAACACTAACGCAACCTGTGGCTTGGCCAATACATCGGTAATCGATTCTAGGTTGGAGTCTGCTGTTGCTACTCCATTCTCCAGGAACAGGGAATCAATAGGACCTTCGGTCACATAAATCATGTTCTCGGTATTTGCACGATCCAGTCCAAAGACCTTTTTATTATCATCGTGAAGTTTTAATGTGATATACCTGAGTTTCGATTCACCCAACGAGCGACCCTGGATAGCCACAAGGTTTTTCTCTTGGTCATAGAAGGGAATGACGAGCCGTTTGTCGTCTTTATGAAGGTTCTCTTTTTCAATCCCAAGAGTTTGTATGAAGGCTGCAAAGTCTTCCGCATAGTATAGTTGCGAGTAAAAGGTCTCTGGAATCCTTCTCTGCTGAACATACTTCTTAGCATAATGCGCCTCTGGTAATGAGTCAATTGTCGGAAGTTCAAGGGACTTCTTGAAGGTCGGTTTCTCCGTTTTGAATTCCTCAAAATCTGGCTTTGGATAATTGTTGTTACCGGTTTCTCCATTTTTATATCTTTCCAATTGGTATTCTTGTAATAGATTGGGATCAACCTGTTTTAAGAAATTATAGAATGTGGTAGATACGCCACAATTGTGGCACATATAGAAGTAGTCATTCTTCTTTCGGAAGACGAAACCACGGGCTTTAGTTTTATTCTTTTGGGAATCTCCACAAAGTGGGCACCTAAAGTTATAGAGGTCGTCCTTTTTACGGGAGAACCTCTGTAATTTAGGTGATACTTGGAGGAGGAAATTTCGGTCAATGTAAACGCTCATAATCTATGATAATACTACATTATCATTACTTTGTCAAGTGGCCTACAAGTTCGGTGGCTCTAGAAAGTATAAATGCCAAAGCAATAATACCACCGGCAATCATCCATTTCCATTGTGACAAATTATCCACTTTAGTGGACTCACCTTCACTCTTTTTTAATAGTTCTTTACGGAGTTCTTTGATTTCATCCATAATTCGTAATTCTGTAATCTGCACCTTATCAATAACAGTATCAATACGATCATGGATTTCTTTGATCTCCGCATTCTTTTCTTTTCTTCGGTTTTCCATGTCTTGATATATTTGTACGGTATATTTTTCTTGTTGATCTACTAGTTTATCAATGATTGTATCCATCTTTTGGCAAAGCGAGGTCATTGTAACTATTTGAGTTTTTAATACTTCCACATCAACTTTAATTTTTGTTAAATCATCAGACATATTGTTCTTTTATTTATTAATATCGTTAACGGCCGTTTGATTGGTATCAGCTGGTGGACTAGGTTCAGTATCTTTTTTTGCCCAAATAGCTGCACCGTGAACTCCAACGATAGCAGCTATTGAGCGACCAAAATCTTCTAATGTAAATGTTATACCATGTATCAAATTATATATACAAAATCCAATAACGGAAATTACACAAAGAACCCAAGATATGCGACCTAAATCATAGGTTTCATTATCTTTGCCCGTCAGTAATTGTTTAACTATAACTTTCATTTATTATTTTTTTGTTGTTCTAAAACCCATTCCTGTAATAAATCTAATTCATTTTTTACGGAATGATATTTGTTATAATTTTCTATTACTATTGCTTCAACGGCACTAAAGTTAACTCCGGCGCTGGTTTCATTAGTTGCTCTGGTGGGGTCGGGAAGGTTGTTTTTTGCGGCACTATTGAGCAACTCGATAGTAGAGTTATGCAAATTGCAATCGACATCATTTTTAGTGTTAACATATTTAATAATTTCATCACCCTTCTCCTTAATAATCTTATCTCTATAAACATACTTAATTTCTACTTGATTTGTTATATCTTTTGCATCTTCGTTAATTTTAATTATTTCTTGATTCTTTTTATCTAACTCTTTTTTAAATTGAGTATCACTAAAAGATATACCCAAAAAGAAAATACTTAAACCCATCAACATTATACCAACTAATCTCATAAAAGCTGGAGTTAAATAACTTGATGTTATAACTTGAGCAATTCTAAGTGTGGCCATCTCAGAAAAAAGATAAAGTACCACACCTAATGCAAATGTAATGTATATAAAGAATGTTGGTATATAATTAAACAACCAAAGTAATATTGTCATCATAATACTGACTTAGCCTTTTCATAATACATAGTTCTTTGTGTTAATCCCAATTCAGCAGAATTAATTCTGTGTGTCATATCCTCAATATTATCAGCATCACAAGCTTGATTAATATTGTGCAACTTCCAATAAAAACAAGCAGATTCTACTGCACCCGTTAAGGTTTCACAATAAGATATCACTTCATTCAAAGGTAATCCAATAGAAACTGCAAACACTTTATAATTGTCGTGAAAGGTGGTTTGTATGGCACCACGGCCACGATATAACCAACCATCACCACTTAACTCATTACCATTACCATATCTATTTGCATAAACATAATTGGCAATCTTTTCAGGTTGGTGAGCATACTGTTCTGCAATACCAACATAAGGAAATAATTTTGGCCAAGTTCTCATTAAACTTTGTGGACCATAATTTAAATTTTCTTTTAATGTTGTAAACTCAATCGACTCAACTGCACATTGTGCTAAGAACCCAGCAATTCTATTCTTCGTATTAATATCATATTTTGGTAATAAGTCATTTAACACCGAACACAAAGAATTTAATGTTGTGTTATGTGGCAGTATCTTCTGTAATTGTTCTACTGTTATCATTTTTTTCTATCTTAATCCATCCATCATCAGAAAATTCAAAAGTTCTTCTATTCTTTACACTAACAAATGTGTTGTGGAACTCCACTCTAATCCAATCAGCAAGAGATACGTTATCTAAGCCTTGTACTCTTAAAAATAACACATTTGAGGCTTCTACTACTTCTGCTTCTAATCCAAATTTCTCTTTGATTCTTTTTTGTATGTCTATCACTTAGGCGCCTTACGAGTGGCCATACCCATTAGAATGGGACTGTGTTTCTTTTTTCTATTAACAGCAGAAGCACTTGCTGGATCAGTAGAACTTTGTGTACCAGTTACATTGGTCGGTCCAGCAGAACCGCCACCAACGGCACCAGCACCCATGCCATCTTCGTTTAAGTATTCTTTGAAAGTTTTCATATTTTCCTTAATATCTCTGCGATATTCAAATCAACCGGTATGTCGGATGTGTGAATGTTTTTCCCATGAACGCCATATATCATTTCTGGTAATATATTTAAATATAACAGAAATGTTTTTAATATATCGTAATCTCGTTCATCTATTCTATAAAATAATATTCTTGCGGTCACTTCTGGACCAAAAACATTATTCAATAAAATAACATGGTTCAATATCAATCGTTCTTTAAGAGTTTTACTAACCTTGTATCTACGAAATAACCTTTTCAGGTATTTGGTTCTCTTAATATCTCCTTCAAATTCAGACATTACACAATTTGGTGAAGTATAACACTTCATTGCATACATCATAAAATTATCTTCATTCAATTCATCAAACATATTATTCTTATATTTTCATAATGAAAAAGTTGTGGTACCGAAGCACCACAACTTGAACTAATTAAAGACCACCAAAAATGGCGTTAGCACTAGTATTAGCAGAACTAGTATTGGCAGCAACTGGATTAGCAAGAGCAACCAAACACTCTTTCAAGAAACGAATAGTACCATCATTATTGATTTTACGTTGAATCAAGTTCCAACCAGTTACCACATTACCCAATTGAGTATTAGCAACTGTACTTCCAGCACCACCGGTTGTACCTTTAGTATTCGCAAGGCGACTTGGAGTTACCAAGATTGTATCTTGATTATAAGTGGATGCTGGACCTGTTGGCCAAACAACCTTTGAGTCAAACTCAACACCATAACCTGCAGCAACGTTATTAAATAAATTAGTACCTAATGTAATTGTATTACCGCTAATAGCAGAAACTTGAGTATTGGATGCAAAGAAACCTGGATATCCATTACCTGCGGTACCGCCAGGATTGGCAAATCCGCTGTTCATGAAATACACATATTGGTTTACAGCAACACCAATGTTAGCAACGTTATTTTGTCCGCCATCTGTATATGCGACTGTAATAACGTTATTACCTGCATTATTACCAGTAAGAACTGTGAATTGTAATTTTACTCTTGTTGTGCGCTCTAAATCAAATTTTGGCTTTTGATTAGCTGCGTCCGTATTTCCCCATGTTGGCATTTTTTTCTCCTTAATTAGCCTTGGTTATCTTGTTATTTATCTTATTTCTTTTCTTCTTTTTTACCGTCTTTTTTGTCATCCTTCTTCTTATCATCTTTCTTGAAAGGATCAGGTTGACCAGGACGCAATCTCATCATTGGATCGATTTCGATATCATCTCGTTTTTCACCAGTAAGGGTTGTTCCGCCAGTCATGACTGCTGCAGCGTTAGGCTTATTTTCACCAGCACTATCTTTTTCATCTGATTTTTCGAACTTAGGTTTCTTACCATAAGTTGCGACCGACTTATCTTCTTTTTCATGGTCATACAAATCTTCTTTAATTCCATGATGTTTATATAGCGACTTAATCATCCGAGCGGACTTGGACAATCCACGTTTCTTTTCTGTAATACTTGGATCAGTATCAGGAACTTTAGCAATTGCAGCTTGTGGATCCATTACATCCTCACTGGTTGGTTTCACACCACCAACACGCTGAAGATAACCTTTAAGGCCTTTAACACGCTTCTTAGCAATTGCATCAGATTTTGCATGTAAATTAGCAAAACCTTTGGACATATCTTTACCTGGTTCAGCAGCATCACGGTTAGCCTGAGCATTTTTAAGGCTAGCCATAGATTTAGGTTTGTAATCAGCCAAAGCTTTCTTGGAGATTTCATCAATCGGTTCAACTTCCTCTTTCATCTTCTTTTCATCTGAACTTTTTCCAAAAGAAGAATGTACAAGTTTATCTAATTTTTTGTGGAATTTGTTTACGGAAACTTGACTAACTTCTTCTTTATTCATATGTGCTTGTAATCGGTCAATAGCAGAAGTCATACCAGAACCATCTTTAGATTGATTCTTTGCAATATCATCATGTTTCTTTTTTCTCATAGCTTGGTCGTAAGCGAATGTTCCTTTTGGTGCTGGACTAAACATACCAGAGAACTTCCTACGACCACCTTCTTTTGGTGATTCATTTACTTGAACTGATTCTGGTGTCAAATGTCCGGTCTGTGAACCTTCTTTTTTGATAGGAGTTTGAGTATGTACTGGTTTAATTGTATGGAACTTTGCGGCCTTATCTAATTCGCCTTGGCGTTGTGCTGTAGGTGAATGTGCTTGTTTGGAACGACTATCACCATCAGATTTATCTTTAGTAATATCCTCATTCATGTGATGTTGTTTCCAAGTGATAAATGCACTAGATTTTGCATAAGCCACTTTTTGATTTGTCGGAAGGTGGTCGGGATTAATACCTCTAGACATAAGATATTTGTCCAACATAGCACTTTCATTTAAAGTTTCTTCGAACATATGATTCTTTTTCCAAGTTTTAAATTCATTTGATTTTGCATGAGAAATCTTAGTATCCCTAGAAACAAACTTAGGATTGATACCCCTAGAAGAAAGGTAAGTACTCAAAGAGGCATCCTCAGAAACCTGATTTGTTGCGGAATACTGACCCAGCTGGCCAGCACTAATATTGGCTGGCTTTGCTGGCTCAGGATTCTTTTTAACGATGTCTTTAAATTTCTTCATGATCTTTATTTGTTTTTACCCAAATCACTCTTAATTTTCTTGAATGATTGACGAGCCAAATCTTTTGCACGACTCATTGGTGTGTGAACTGCACCAGATTTATCTTTAACATTCTTAGGACTCTTTTCCCAACCATCAGTACCAGCAATTACTTTTTCTTCTAATTCAAGTTCTTCATTAGATTTTACTAATCCACCAGGAGTATGTTTATTTGCAAAATCAGTTACTTCTTGATCACGCATTTTTCCTTCTTTATTACGAATATGCTTTAGTTCTGGTTTAACTTCTTCATTCTTAATTTGTTTATCGTCTGAAAAATGACTTTGTGGTGAAGTTGTTAAATTATCATCGAGTTTAATATCGACTGGACCTGGATTAGTAGAAATCTTTTGTTTTTCTTTTGTATCTGTACCTTTGTCACATTCGACAGGTACTGGTTCTTCCCCACTAGTTTTCAAATCTACTTTATAGTTTCTGAAAGAATTTAATTTACCACCAGTAACACGACCACTTAACATATCTGTTGTAATTTTATCTCCAGATTTATCAATTTGAACTTCCACATCTTCTTTGATTTCTGGTTTACCACGGAGAAAACGACCAAGTTGAGTCATTGTACCTTTAACAGTACCTGGTTTATGTTTCAAATAGGCTTTATCAGCAATATCAGTATTCTTTGGTGGAGAAGCTTCATCCAGTTCAACTTCTTCCTTCATGGCTTGCTTAGTAGCAGTAGCATACATCACATTCTTCCAATTCTTACCATAGCGTTGTTTCAGTCCAGCTTCATCACCTTTCATGGACATTACAATCTTTTCACGCTTGGCTTTCTGCTTGTCGGACATTTCTTCTTCACCAAGATTATTGTCGGTGAAGATTTCTTCTGTACCAGTTGCTTTGCCTTCTTTGATGGAGCATTTGAGTTTATTAGCAAAGGTCATATCTTCTTTTTGATGAAGTTTTTTTTCGTGACCTTTTACTTCCTTTTTAGCAATTTCTTTTGCTTTTGGTTCTGTTACACATTTAGATTCTTCTGGATTTACTTTTTCATCAGATTCATCTAACAATTGTGGTGCAAACGGATTCTTTGGTTGTTCAACCGGTTGAGCTGGCGCAGCTGCTTGTGGAGCCTCACCAAGAACTTTATTGACTGCATCAATCATTGATTGTGATACTGGGTTATTTGAAAACATTTTTATTCTCCGTTATCCTACTGGTTTCTTTTTCTTTTTAATTTCAATACCAATTAAATTACCTTTATTGTCACCCATTGGTTCCTTATTAGTGGCACCACCGAGTACACCTCCAACTCCCATCGAACCTGATTCTGCTGGGGAATCGATGGCTTCCTTCTTAATCTTATCTCTAAAATACTTAAAATCTGCTCTCTTTGGTGTAAAATTCCCACTCAAAGGGTTTGGTGATAAAGCAGAACTTCCTGGCATAGCCGAACTGGAAGGTTGTGCATTACTATAATCTTGACTCTCACCCATTGCTTGTCCTAGACCAGCACCTGCTGCAGCCCCTTGGCCACCAGCACGGGTATCGTAACTCTGTCCTACTCCATCTGGTCTTGCAACACGACCAGCACTCAAAGATGTATTACCACGCTTCTTTACTTTTTCTTTGTCGTTATCTTTTTGGAAGTTGGGCTCTTTTGGGATTGCGCTGATTTTGAGCGTTGGTGCACTTTCTTGGTACGCTGCTGCTCCTGCGCCACCGGTGATGCCTTGACCTCTACTGGTGTCTTTTCTTGGACCGGTGTTTCCTTTAATTTGGTCTTGGCCTCCAACGACTGAACTGGTGTTATCTGGAGAGATATCGGCTGGACCTTTGGCGCTGAGGCTGGAGTTATATCTGCCGGTGGTTTTGAGCTGAACAGACTTAGAATTCGTTTTAACATTGTTTTCCTTAAATAGTGAGGTAATTCTTTCATTAATATTTACTTTATTGTTTCTTGTAAACCAATCATCTGCAATTTCATTGATTACTCTTGAATCTAAGAAAAGTTTGGTGGTGATATATATTTCTGTAATATCTTCTTCTTTTGTTTCTATTTTACCCGTATTATCAAACTCAATAAAGTTGGTAAACGATTCATTGAAATATTTAGTGTTTCCTTGTGCCTTCAACCACTTATCTTGCCGGATTGATTCGGTCATCATTCTGGATAACATAGAATTACGTTCTTGACTGGCTTCGTTTGAGGTATTCACAAAGATCATCAAGGTTTCATAACCGAGTTCTTCCAGTTCTTCTTTGATATATCCGATGCGGTTATTATCGTCAGCAGGACCATTGATGATGAGTGGACCACGGGTTCTGATACCTTCTTTGCGGAAATCATTGGATTTCTCTGATAATTTCTGTTTATCCGCCAAATACTCACAGGCCTGTACTAGGTTGAGTTCAACGATGCGAGATTCAGCAATGGCTTCACGAATGATGATATCTTTACCGGAACCAGGTCCGCCAGTCACAAAGATGGCTCTAAACTGGCCACGGTCAACGGATTCATTTAATCCCATACCTTGGCGAACATCATGCATCAATTCTTTAACATGGTGGTCTGGAACATGAGATGGAACTCCTTGACGGAAAGAACTAAAGTCTTTATTCTTTGCATGTTCTCTCATCTTGGTACCAGACATACCTTCAGCACCCTCTGCATCAGGATCACGATGACCAGCTGAATGTACCTTTATCTTTTTAAAGTTATAAAGGCCATGGCCAGCTTCAACACCATTATATTTGTGTAACAATGTGTGCATTTCCTTAACACGGTCCGAACCAGCAACTACATGAAGCTCGTCATGGCCTTTGGCATGCAATTTAGCTGCAGCATGTAGGATGGTTGGAGATTCTTTTGATGAAGTTTCGAAATGTGTACCAGGAGAATACCGTTTTAAATGCTTAACTTTTTGTTCGCCAGACAAAGGATTCTTTTTTGAATCTTGTGAATGTGAAACAACGACTGTGTGTTTTGCACCCAACTTTTCAGCTGTAGATTTCACCTTATCAATTAATTTAAGGTGACCTGTAGTAGGAGGATTCATACGACCAAAGGCCATCACCACAGGTTTTGTGGATTCTTCTTCTTCGTATAGTTCTAAAAATGACTTCATTAATCTCTGTGTCCTAATGTTTTGGCAAAATGTTCCAGATGATCGTCATTATCTAAATTAACATGACTTTTCTCTAGACCCTTCACACCATCTGGATGAAAAGCAATTGTTCTTGCACTTTTGTTTCCAGCTTGTTTCTCACGAATTATAAATTTGCCTTTGCCTTTGATTGGTGGCAGTCCATGATCTGTTACATCTTTACTATTTACTTTATATGTTCCATAACCACTACCAACATGCAAAACATCGACATGATGGTCCTTTAGGTAGGACACCGCAGGACTCAAATCCGGATGTTTAAATGTAATTGACTTTGCACGACCCGAAGCAGTGGTTTCAATTGTATGTTTATCAGGATCTTGAGTTTTATTCATGTGGTCTATTAGACCAGCTTTTTCAATTGCTGAAGCATATTTTGGTCTATTTTTTCTTGCTTTGTCGGTAATATGCCAACCTTTTTCTGAAGTATGGTTAATGGTTAATTGACCCATGGCCGCAGTCGTACCTTCTTTAACTTCACCTGAAATGATATTACCTTTGTGTACTTCTTTTCTTCTCTTATTCTCAATTGGAACATCAGTACCAGCTGTTGATCCTGCATGAGTGGCGTTAGCAGGAGTTATGCCGGCTTTCTTAAATCTTTCGAATGTTGCAAGTTCATAGTTATGTCCTTCATTCTTAGGAGCTTCACCAGGTTTACGAATCTTTGAAATGGGAATAACATGACTTTCTTTTGTATTATCATCAAAAGCGTGAACATGTAGTTTTCCGTCCAACCTTTCAGCTTTGGTGATTCTCAATTTAGATCCAGCAGGAACACCAGCATGGTTCTTATCTAAAACATGAGTAAATTCTTTACTTCCTATGTGTGGAGTAACATATTTCTTTTCATGATCAATTGATGCTGGACCACTTGCGGTCATTGCACCACGGCCTTCTGCTTCAGATAACATTTCTAGAAAGCTTTTCATTTCCTCACCTTTAACAAATTAGCTTTAGCAAATTCTTTGCGATCTACCAATTTCGTTGGTTCACCAGCATGATTTACTACAAAACCTTCAGGACCAGTTTTCTTACCATCAATATGGTGTTCTAAACCACCTTCATGTTGTGCTAGTGTGGATACTAACACGTTCTTGGCTTGTTGTAAATGGTGATGCATGGTTAAAAGGTTATCATAGTGTTGTTTATTAGCATCAATGTGTTGTAGGTGGCTTTGTGCTTCTGTATTTTTACGAGATTGAGCAGCTGGAGTTTTTAATTTGGATCCAGCTTTTTTGTATTGATTTGTAATGTGTTTTTTCAAACCTTCAGCGGATGGAACTTCATCGGTTCTAACAGTATGGTTAATATAGGTTGATAAATGTCCAGCTTCACCTCGATGAGGTTCTGTAGATTTATACATTGTATTTTTATTATCATTATGAATCTTTTGAGCACTAGTCATGTGTTTCTCAAAATCAGCTTGATCATTTTCAGAATAATGAATTTGTTTGGTGTCGTGGTTTGCTGATTTGTGCCAGACATCTGGATGTTGAGCAAAATTATGTAAATCCGGATGTGGATCAGCCGCCATGGACTTTATATCATTACCGTGGTATTGTTGATGTACAATAACCCCCATTTTTGATTTACGAATCTTATCGGCTTCATTACCTTTAGCGGTATATGTGATAGTATTTGGTGTAAAGGAAACTGCCTTTTTGTTGTCCTTTTTATCTCCTTCGGAATACATCATATCACCTTGATATACACCAGATTTAGGTGCTACCTTTTTAAGATGATTCAATGCTGCATGGAGTTTTTCTACAAGGCCTGGAGCGTGGCCATGGTTCTTCAATATATCTTTGTGTGTATAATTGATCTTCGGATTCTTATTGAAAGCAGATTTACTTGCCACAAAGAATTTACCTGTTTCAGGATGGTGTCCAAATACCACAGCAGGAGAACCATCATATTTCATGGTTAAAGCGGAACTATGTCCACCAGACTTAATGTGTTCGTGAGCTTGATTTAATGCATTATATGTGTGATCAAAACCTTTGGATCCATGAAGTAATGGTCTATCTTCAGCATGGTGAATATGCTTGAGTTTACCATCATCGGCTTCGGATTCTTCTTTGAGAAAGGTTTTAAACGACTGCATTAGGATCCTTCTAGATTTGCAACACACTTTGGTTGCCGTTTGCTTATTTATACAACTTTTAACCCAACCACTATAAACCATAGAAAGGTTGGGTTCGATACATAGTGACTAAATTATTGGATTTTTCTCTAGTAACCTATCAATTATATCATATATTGTATATTTTGGCAAGAATCCTAGTTCTTTAATTTTGGTATTATCGATTTCCATGTTAACCGTCTGTACTACTTTGTGAAACTTTGCTGGTTCAATTACTTCAATTTTTGATGTCGAACCCGATTTTTCAATTGCATAATCGATACAGGTTCGAACGGAAACACTTTCACCGGAACCAATGTTGTAGATTTCATTCAGATTACCTTTTTGTAGAATCAAATTAATGGCACTAACAACATCATCCACATACAGATAATCCCTAACTGCATATCCACCATCATATAAACTTAAAGTTTCATTATTCTGAACTTGTCGTAACATATACTGTAATGCGTTTTTCTTCTTGGATACTTTAGTATCTGTTTCACCTAAAACATTAGGTAATCGAAGAATTCTATAATTCATACCAAAAGTTTCACAGTATGAAATTAATAACTGTTCAGCTGCTCTTTTGGTAATCGAATAGAATCCTTTTGGATCACAATGAGCAGTTTCTTTTGCTGGTAAAGGAACATCACCATAAACGAACCATGAACTGATAAAGTTAAATGTTACATCTTTACCTTTACACGATTCCAATGTCTTGATGAGTGTCGTTAAGTTGGTTTCTATATCAAGATATGGATTAGTATGAACATTATAATTATCAATGGTTGAGATGAAGTAAAGAACCTCATTTGACTTTACTTCATAATCATTTCTTTCATTAACAATGACCTTAGGGGTTAATTCAGCATATCGACCGCCAACGAAACCTTTACCTAAAACATTAATTAATCGTTCCATTTTTTACAAACCTTTTCAATATAGGATAATATTTTTTCGTTCCATAAAGGAGAACAACCAACAAAGAACACATTACTTAATGCTAAGTTAGCATTTGGATATTGTTTAAAATCATCTAAATGTTTATAACCAGGATGTAATAGAATATTTCCAGCGAAATAGTTTCTTGTTTGAATCTTGTTTGCTTCAAAATGGGAAACTAACAATTCTTTCATATCTTGTGATTCACAGAAGATAGGAACACCGAACCAAGAAGGATCTGAATTGGTTGAAGAATTGATAACACGAGCACCTTGAATATTATCCTCAACATACTTTTGGACTATTTCTTTATACTCTCTACGCTTGCCTTCTAACATATCAAATTTCAATAATTGTTCGATACCAATAGCACCTTGTAAATCTAAAGGTTTTAAATTATAACCAATATTAGTAAACACATATTTGTGGTCAATAACACCATCATAGTCATTCAACCAATTATCAAATCGTTTACCACAAGTACCACATTCCAAAAGATTGTTAGAACCGACACAATAACAATCACGGCCCCACCAAGAAATGCTTCGGGCTTCTTTGATAAATTCTTCATCATTAGAACACACCATACCCCCTTCACCTGTTGAAATGTGGTGTGCTGGGTAGAATGATGTTGTCCAAGCATAATACAAATCGGTAATCAGGCTATCTTTCCAATTTGTTCCTAACGAATCACAATTATCACCTAATAGAACTAGATTGTGTTTTTTACAGATTTCAACGAGTCGGTCCATATCTGGAGGATTACCTAGAACAGGAGATACAAAGATTGCTTTTGTTTTTGGTGTGATCTTGCTTTCAATTTTATTAACATCAAAATTTAGAGTGTCTAATTCAATATCAATAAAGACCGGTTTCATACCATTCTGTACGATAGGTGCAATCGTTGTTGGAAACCCAACAGGAGATACAATAATCTCATCATCGATTTGCCAATTGAATTTTTTCTTCATAGCAGTAATCAATACCAGATTGGCAGAACTACCAGAATTAACCATGTGTGAATATTTTACATTGAATCGTTTACTAAACTTATTCTGAAATTGAGCTACCTTTTCTCCAGAAACAATCCATTTGCCGTTGAGTAGTGTATCGATAGCAGCATAAATTTCTTTATCGTCCCAATACTGACCAGAATACTGAACAAACTCACCATCAACATAATTGTCGTAATTTTTTACATATTGTGGTTGTACTTTTTGTGATAGTGATTCTATCATTTGATGAATAATCATTTCATTACCTTTAATAAATTAAACATTATAAAAATTCCTTATACCCATTTTTCCGTGAAATCCTAAACTCTTACCCAACCAAAGATTGGGTTGGCCCGTCCAAGGAGCGATACTCGAATGATTCTCAACCGACCATCGGTTTGCAAGTTCATGTGGAGCAAATTTGATACCGTTTTGTTTCTCTAGTGCATCTTTCCATAATATACAAATAATAGCATCTTCTGGTACTTTAGGTATGCCGTTCTGTAATGTGTATATGTTTCTTCCTTCATAATTTTCATATGATTCGGTTAGATGTGAAATATCATTTGAAATAATCGCATCATATAACTTACGGGAACGCAAAGTAAATCCTCCGTTACCTACTATTCCATCGTCCCATACAGCACCAAGATAATCATATTCTAAAAACTCATCCGTCCAAGCATCAGGATTAACGGCATAGCCATCCGAGTGAATAATCAAATTATAATCTTCGGTACAAATATGTGGACACAATTTTAATGTAATGAAAGAGTATTGTTTTTGAAAATCGGTGAATTTAGGTATCTTCACCCAAACAACAGGAACTATACAGTTTCCTGGAAATGGAATATCCGAAAACCAATAAACTTTTGTTATTTCTACCTTATCTTTTAAGGTTTCAATAGTTCTATTCAGAGCATAAATTGTTGGTTCATAATTTAGTGCATCAATACATGTAATACTTATCGCCATAATTTTCCTAGTATTTCTCTTTATAACCGTGTAACATTTGAGGTTCTACACTCGCATCATTTAAATGATACACATGCTGGTCATTAGGACCCCAAACCATGTAAAGGTATGGATTAACAGAATATTTAGCTCCACACAATAGATATGAATAGGTGAAGAAACAATCCATCCAACCTATTTGTTGATACATAGTATACTGAATTTCATCAAAATAAGTATTGACCCAATCTACTAACTTAAAATAGTTATCAACATAGGTGCTAACTTTGAAAATGGTGCCACCACAAGTTCCATATCCCGAAACATTAGGTTTCACACCAGAAAATTCTTCTATGTGTTGTGTGAAAGCTGGTGCAAAAGGACAATTTGGATAATATGCTGCCACTTCCCAATTTGGATCCAATGTAAGTTTATTTTTGACCAGAACATCATCTTCAACATATAGCATATGTGTGGTGTCGGTTTTAATGAACGCAATATACATCCGTTTCATCAATTCCAACATTTTATCTTTTCTATAACCAAAATCACCTACTGGATAACCAAGTTTTACTTGTGAGTGTATCAGGTCAACATTATTGTTTTTGCAAATATCATAATAATCTGGTCCAGAATCACAACTTAAAATATAATAACTATCCGGATAAAATTGTCGAATACTTTTAATTGCAAAATCAGCTGCCTCTAATCTATTAGAAGTTTGATGGTAAAATCCTAAAGTTGCTTCAGACATGATATACACACAATACGTTTTGAGGATCCATAACTTGTACCGAATAACCTGGTAATATTTCATCCAAACATTCTTTAATTTTATCTTGGCCAGTTAAAGGATATTCCACCCACATAGCTGGTTTATATTTTCTAATCGATTCAGTAGCACCTTTGAGTGCTTGAATTTCAAACCCTTCGATATCTAGTTTAATAAAATCTAAACGGGGTAGGTTCATAGAGTCGATGGTGATGCAGTCAACCACACGATTGTTCATGTATTTGTTTTCTTCAAAGTCTTTTCCAGCCGTCACCGAAACTAAACCATAGTCAGCAAAAGCAGTATAATTGACTTCAGGTAGTGTAACTTTATCGGTTGTATCACCGATAGCAAGGTTGTGTAACCAACAATTATCTAATCCGTTTAACACAATTGATCCGGATAAAGCGGAGAATAACATTCTTTGTGGTTCAAAACCGATTACTTTAATATTCTTGTGTTTTACTCTCTGTGCTACGGGAATAAAAAATAGTCCAACATTAGTACCACCATCAATAATGATGGAATCTTCAGGAAGATTATCTACAACTTTAAATATATTTTGTAATTCACTCTCAATATGTGGAACACCAGTAGCAATCACTCGGTCATGTTGCTCCTGGTTTTTGTTCATAATTAATTTGCCGTAGATTAAATCGGTTACTAAAAAATCATTCATAATAACTCCTTCAAATTGTTTGCATGTACCAATTTTGCTTTGCGGTCAAGGTAAAAATGTTTCTCAAATACCTTATTGATGTTCTTTCCACCATCCCAACTAACATCATCACCAACACGGAACTCAGGTTTCCAATCTTCTGCTTTCCAAACACAATATAGTGGAACATTACATAGGTCTGCTAAAATACCAACACCAGTAAAATTAGTAATAAATGGTTTCTTTAGGTTCTTGATGATGTAAGCATTTTCCAACATCGTTCTATTATAATCAATGAAGTTATATTTCAAATGACTGAGTATGTGGGTTTCTCTCCGACCATCCGTACCTTCAGCTGCCCATCGGTCACCAACATAATATTCATCCTTAACTTCAATATCATATGTTGGAGTTTTGACAACAAAATCATCATCAACTTCAAATTCCATTTTGTAATGGTCTTTTAACCAATTCTCATAACGGCAAGTTTCAATAGGTCGATTGGGATTGTTTTTATCCTCCCGCATTGGCCAAGAACTCAATTGGATAATATCACCATATAGAAACACTTCATCTTCAAAGAATACGGATGTAAATAGGTCTTGATACATTAAAAATTCTTTGATGCCTTTAAACTGCCTCAGTTCTTTTCTAATATAAAATTCATACTTACCATACTTCTTACTAACACCAGATAATACTGGCATCGCATTTAAAAAGTCACCTAAGCAAATGGTTCCACTAAGAATTATTTTCATTTTACTGTATCATTATAATTGTTAAACAAAACAAACGAATCAAGCCCAAGTTGATGGTCTGGAATAATGTTCATATTAAACATTTCAGGTTTCTTCAACATGGCCATTAACCACAAGGTCTGGTCATCATCAATCAAGTTCTTTGCTTGTAATTCAGACATACTCTCTTTAACCAAACGATTAACTTCAAGCCAAAGGTTTCTATGTCCAACCTGTTTAGCACCTAAGATGTAAACCAAATTATTAAAGATTACTTGTTCAATAGGTTGTTCTTTTGGATATTCACGATAACCAAACAATTGGAACTTATCTTCTCCAAAATTATATGTCCACTTCTTGCTTGGTGGAATCTTATCGGGTGTTCTACAATAACCAAAGTCAATGTTGGCAATATAATCATTTGTAATTAAGTTAGCATCCAATGCCATTTTAACGAAAAAGGACTTCATATACATCAGGTGTACATAATTTGGATTCCAATATTCCGGATTAACTCTTTGTGATGGATTAATCTTGGCTTGAAATTCAGGACTTTGCTGAATATCATAAATCTTTTGTTTTTCATCGTGAAATTGTGCTAGGTAATCAAAAGGAATAATCTTGGTTTTATCTTCCTTACCTTTTCTCATGGCGCCAATCCGTTCAACAAAATCTGGATGTGTGTAGATAATCATTTCATTATCCAATTGAGCCATATAACTGAATCGTTCCAAATAAGTATCCACGGTACGGTGTAGGTAATGTGGGAATCCTTTGTCTGGAGTCCATTCACCACGACCCATATCAAAGAAGAATGTTACAATGCTAATATCGTTCATAATTTTTCACCAAGTTTTTTAATATATTTTTTTTGAAATATGGGAAGTTCAATATCAAAGTGTTTGCATAATTTAGTATTATCTAAAATAAACTGGTCTTGTTTTTCATCATCTTCGTAAGTAGAAATAAATTCACCTTGGCCATAACCTTCAATCAAACTTCTTGCCACTTCACCAATCTCTAATCCATAATTAGAACCTACATTATATATTCCTTGTGGATTCGTCTTAGAAACAATATTCAATACTTTACATAACGATTTAATTGAAATGAAATCTTTTTTGGCTTGAGGATTTGTTGTATAAACAATTTTATTATTATGCTTCAATTGGGTCATACAGAAACCCATAAATGAGTTTCTTCCATATTCAAAACCGTACACATTAGACGGTCTCAATATTGTAACAGAACCACCCAACTCCAATATTTTCTTTTCAGATTTTGCTTTGTTTTCACTATAAAAATCGAAAGGACTTAATTCAGAACTTTCTTTTAATACTCTCAATTCGGTTGTTGTACCATAAACTTTTCTGGTACTTAACATAATATAATGGCAGTCATTCCGTTCAGCTATTTCACCAACTTGAAAATCAAGGTCATTCTTTTCTCTATAACCTTCAGTTTTGAATTCTGGTGTAATAGCGCAATTTAATACAACATTATACTGTAAAAAATCTGTTTTGTCAATATCCGAATGTGAGATTATATCCACGGACTTGGTGGAATGATAAAATGATTTACCAATAAAACTATTCTTACCAATTATCAATGTTCTCATTTTATTCTTTAAGATAGTTACCAAAGAACCCCATTTTGCCTTCTGAACCTATTGGACTAACATAAGTCAGTTTCTCGTTCTGTAAGTTATTATAAAATGATAATTCTATGCAATTAGCACCATTAAGTAAATCTTGTAATATTTTATTAATCTTTTCTTTAAAATTTTCCAATAAACTAAAGTCTAAATGCCACAATCTAGTTTCAAGTATATTACCTAAACCTGGTTCAAATCTTGGAGGTAAGAACACATAAGAATCTTTTTGGTCCTCAACATCATATTTAAAATCTTCGGTTAGACAATATCTACCACACATCTTATAAATTCTTTTGGCTGTTATAGAATTTTGTTCTATGTAATTTAATGCAATAATTGTAGCACAAGTTTCACCTAAACTTTTATTACCAGACTCAGAATATTGTCTAACAGTTTCATTTTCAGAACCATTGATATAAACGGCACCTAATTTAACCATTTCATCTATTTTGAATTGTTCTGGTAATGTATACGACACATCAACAACCAATTTTAAACTATTTGGACAGTACTTGTCAATAGATTTAAGTGTATCAAGGCTTTGTTCATACCGTTCTTCATTTGAACATTTAGGTGATACACTCGGTTTAGCAATTAATGCGGAAGGGATTATAAAAATTCCATTATACATTATAGTGAATCCATTTGTTTATTGAATCCTTCCCAATCGATACCGGGAGATAAATTGATATCGACTTGAGTAGTTAGACCAGGAATTGAAGTATATAACGGTACTCCTTGACTATGTAAGTATCTAAACAAATCTCTATCCAGTAGTCCAAAATGTCTAATCACAGGATCTAGTTTTTTAAATAATTCTGCTTCAACTGCATAGGTGCAACAAGTAGCTTCAGCAGTTCTCCAATGAGTATTACTAGGATAATCAAATACAATCTTTTTCTCGTAATCAATATCATCGGTTCTAGTATAACGATCCAAATGGTCATAACCATTTATTAACTTCAACCTAGGTAGAGCCAAATCGATTTTCTTAATTGAATCTGGTAAATGTAAGTAATCATCTTCAACATAGTAGATATTTCCACCCAATTGAGTAGCAACATCAAGTTGCTTTCTTAAACTTCCAATATTACTTCTATCGGGAATCTGGATGACTTCAAATTCTTTTGGTATCAAATTAAGTTGTGCACCACCATCTCCGTCATAAACAAAGACCAAGTTATCGATATGTTCCCTTGAAACTTCAACCGATTTCAAAAAGGACTTCAAACAGTTTAGTTTTGAATACCATCTTGGTCGAATATCTCGAATATTACCATCAGTTTCAAGGTCGCAAAATCTGTAAACAATATTCAGCATTATAGGTCAGTCCTAAAAGTAATCACAGAATCATCAATGTCTGGTGTGTATTGGGATTTAATCTTCACACCATACTTTTCTTCATAAAAATTCTTCCAAGCACGAACTCGATCATATTGGTGAACAATAACAAAAGGTTCCTTGGTCTTGGCATCTTTAACTAAACCATCTTCAAAGAATGGTCTATCTTCCAATAGGTGAGGACCAAACTCAGCATACTGAGCTTCACGATTGGTCACATGAGCATTGAGAGCCCACGCATCAGATAAGTTAGCTCGATAGGTAATATTATTATATGGATACATTCTCATTAAGACATTGTATGCGGCTTGGTCAGCAACCCAATCAGATCGGTTTGATGATAATTGGAATAACATAGCACACAAATCACAAATAGCTTCACCTGTACCAGCAAGAATACCTACACATAATACTCTATGGTCTTTAACATCATCATAGAAGTTATCTCCAAAACATTTTCTAATGTTATCTCGGTTCCATGCTTCATTTTTAATATGAATAGCTTCCGATGAAGTAATTAGTTGAGTTTTGCCTGTAAGTTTTTCCTCAAGCCAACTCTGTGGATTACTCTGAAAGATTACATCACGAACATCGGTGGTAACAATATAACGATATTTGGTCTTATCAGATTTTAGATAATCGTAGATGTGTAGAAACCGCTCCATGTGGAACATCATTTTACCATCGGATGGTTTTGGAATTACGGTGAAACCAGCATCACGAATCTTTTGATTGGTTTCTTCTGAGGTATTGATAGTAATAAGAACTTTATCACCATCAAAGTCGGTTTGGTTGATTGATTCAATCCAAGGTTTTACTGCATCGTAATCGTAGTTACTAAATGCACCAATTATGAGGTCTTTTTTTGCCATGGTAAATTTCCATTATATTTTTGTTTCATCATTTCATTTCCTTGAAGGAAGAATTCTTTTTGGACTGACCTTTCGGTATTTCCAGTCCGATAATTAAGAGTATACAGGCCATTACTATCACATGTCAAGTTATTTTGACGGAGAACATGAATTAACATTCTATCAACTTCTGGTACTCCTGGTTCTCTTGCTTTACGGTGCCAGATAGGAGTTAATTGTAAGGCAAGTTCTTTGGGGAAGAAATAACAACCCACATCCACAAAATAATCATTTAAACATGATGGCCATTTACCCAAGGATTCACAATCATCATTACACACATAGTTGCCATCTTTATCGGTAATCTTGCGTAATGAAAATGCCCATTGATTACCGGCTTCAATAACTTTCATCATAGATTCCACATGGTCTGGTTCTAACCAGTTATCTTCATCTAGGAAACATATATATTCACCTTTGGCCAAATAGGTCGATGCACCATAGATGCGGTGGCCATTGTATCGGTCTGTTCCTGTTGGGTAAGGTAACTCAATAACATCCACTTCAGGATAGTCCTGCAACATCACATGAGCCTTTGGATGATTACCATCAACCACGACAAGGTGTTGTACATTTTCATATGTTTGGGATTTAACGGACTCAAGAGCTTGCTTGAGGTAAGACGCACCCGTTGTGGGTGTAATCACAGTCACTAATGGTTTCATAATCAATCTTTAGTCAGTTTTAATATCTTTTCTATTTGTGCTTCAATTATCGGTTTACGATTAGGCCAATATATATATTCTTTATCTCCAGTCGAATGTAACTTGGTGAGAAAAGGAATAATCATTTTTTCCAATTCCTGTAATCGTGCTTTATAATCTTCTGCCGTTGCAGCAGTTTTATTGACTACAGAATTATATTCTTCTTCGGAAACAGCAGAGAAACCAAAATCATCGGTATTTTCATACTGCTTTGCGAGTTTATCGAAATCAACGAGTGCCATAATTTATCCTATTTTGCTATAACGAATTTACCAGAATCTTTTGTTCTGGAGGTTGAATATTCATATATTATACGAACAAAATTATTGGATCTATCTTTATCTTGATTCAACCATGATATAATTTTGGGCATAATTTTATTAATAACATTTAAAGCACTTAATACTGCACGTTCCTGTTCAAATGCTTCTCTAAGTTGATTTTTTTTATTCTTACCTGTTTTTTTATCTTTTTCAAGTTCTGGTTTTTTTCCTCCAGCATATTTGGTTAACCAATTAGACAATTCTTTTCTATATTTTTTATTACCATCATCAAAAGTTCTTTTTATTTCAGAAGCAAATTTAGAATCAATTACTCCAACCAATGCTGAAAAGATTTCAATGGAAGCTAAAGAACCTGCTCTAGATTCAGCACCAGAATAAACAACGTCACACTTAAAAGCACCACCAGATACGTCATGTTTCACTTTAATATAATCTTTTGGACTGCTTGGATTAAAATAAATTTTCATATCCCTAGTCTGAGGTTGATTTATTTTATAAGGTTTCCAAGCACTTGTTCCATTATATTCATATTTTGAAATTGTTTTTAATTCTTCTTGCCGGCTGAAATTTACAGGCAATAATACAACTTCTCTTGTTTGTTTTTTGAGTGATAGGGGTAACAATTGACCTTGTTCAATTAAATCACTCATAAGAATATTTAAACTAGAAAAAATAAATCCAGTTTTATTGGAATTAATATCTACAACTTTTTGAATTTTATCTCTTGCTTTATTGGAAGCAAAATAAATGTCTGCCGGACTCCATTTATTAATATCACCAAATACAATTCCTTTGGCTCCTATATCATCAACTTTATTAATAGCTTTAGCTGTTGCATTAGCTTTGTCGAATAAAATTTGAATATTTTTCATTACACTATCATCACCTCGAACAAACCAAATTTCTGTTGCTTTTGGTTTTTTAATTCCTGTGGTTTTTCCCAAAACCTTATCAATATCTTTTATAAGTTTTTTTGCAATCAAAACAGAAGATTCATACCAATCGACATTATTCTCCAAAAACTTTTCCAAAATAGATAAAGTAACTTGCGGTGTATCTGTATGTTTATTGTAAATATCTTTAATTGAATCGGAAAAAGTAACGTTATTTTCCCAAAACTTTTTGAAAGCTGGATATGTTGGTGCATTATCTAAATTGAATATTTCATCCATTTTACCTCTTTTTAAAAGAGTGTAATCAGCCAAAGAACAAAAAAGAGCTTGTGAAGCTTCTGCTAGGGTAGTATTATCTGCCATTATCGTATGATTTGAATTTCTTTACCTGAAGTCCAGATTTCAAGTTCTGTCCTCAATCTACCCTCAGATTTGAGAGTTTCGTATCTATTTATAGCTTTACTCCGCCACCACTCAATGATGTTACTCAATTCATGTTTCTCGTAATTGGGACCAGGTACCAATGTGTCCGTTTTACAATTCATATAATCCACGGTGTTATTATACCCAAAATCGGATGTATAATACCTTTTCTTCTCGGTCAACTTTTTAGCGTTCTCAATCGTTACATTAAACTCATCACCTTCGGTTGTTCCTTTTAAGGCCGCTTTGGTGAGAGCAATAATCTTGGTAAAGGTTCTTAGTTTTCTACTGGTACTTGATGTATCACCTGCTAATAAATCTCCAGTAATATTCTCCACATAATTCTTCAAGTCATGGTATCTTTGTCCGTGCATCATGGGTACCATATCAGATTCGGTTAATCCACGGAAACGAATATAAGGTTTCATACCATCGTATTGTGATACTGATTTGGTTGTACCATACAAACTGGTGGTTTCAAATAAACACAAGTTCATATCATATTTTTTATTGCAGATTTCTCTGACTGTATGACTGGTACAAATAGCAGATAGAAGTTTACCGCCAAGGTAATTAAATCCAAATGGTTGTGCTGGTACAATAACGAATCCCATCATCGTAGCAGTATTAAAGCGTTTGGCTGTATCTTCCTGTTGGATCCAAACTTGCCCCAAGAGTTCATTTCGGGGTTTCATATAGATGACTGGTGAACCTAACCGAATGAATCCTAGAATCTTTCCTGAGTTCTTTTCTCTAACTGCCAATTGAACATTCTTACCAACGGGTGCTTTATTAATATGTGAACTGGTAATGGCAAGTAATGTTTCAAATTGAGAACCTGGAATCTCCAATACCTCAATGTCCATATCCTTTGGGTGCATAGAAAAATCGGAGAACAAATCATCTTCCGGTGGAAACAAAGAAGAAGGCATATTCTCAAGATTTTTCAACTTCTCATCACGCATGTATTCTTCGGTACTTCCAATGTTACTAAAATAATCATTGAATACCTTTGATACATATAATGCTTGGTCTCTAGTTAATTCCATTATACTTTAAAGCCTTCAAAGTTCTTCTTATCATGTTTAATTTTATTATGAGCCCCAATTCCTTGGTGGCCAGCATCAGCAATACCTTGTTGTGCGGATTGTTCCACATCAAACAATTTCATCTTTGCTCTATCAACACCAATAGTAAATCGTTTGTAATAAGACGGATCATTATATCGATTCTTCAATTGTTTAACCATCATCTGACCCATTTCTTCCAATTCTTCAGAAGAAATCAAAGCAAACATTAAATCGGCGGTTGCAGGCAACCCGAATGACTCACTCGTATCCTCCAAGCCTGGATCACTCGATGTGAATCCGCTTCTGGTAGTTTGAGTTGCAGATACAATAGGAACATTATGTTCAACCGCAAGACCCCTAAGTTCCTCTGCGATGGACTTAACGTAAGTGTAAGAGTTAATATTCGCACCAGCCTTGATACGAGAAGAGCAACAGATATTGAGATAATCAATAAAAATAATATCAGGTACGAAAGACCTTTTGAGATTAAGTTCATTTAGTAAAGTCCTAAAGTGAGTGGTGGAAGCTGATGCTGTTGGATATTCTTTGATGATGAGTTTACCTGTGGTTTTCTCTTTGACCCGAGCAACCTTTTTATCATACATATCTTTTGGTAAGTCCATCAAATCATCGAGGGAAACATTCAACAAGTTTGCATCTATTCTTTCGGCAATCTTTTCTTCCGCCATTTCAAGAGTAATATACAATACATTTTTACCTTGTACCATAGCACCTGCAGCAACATGGCACATAAACAAAGATTTACCAACACCAGTACCAGCAAGAGCAATATTGAGAGTCTTAGCAGGAAGTCCACCTTTTGTAATTTTGTTAAAACAATCGAGATCAAAGGGAATTCTTTCTTCTTTTCTGTGGTAAAATTCATATCGATCATCTGAGTTCTCTAAGTAATCATGGCCTACGGTTGTATCGAAACTGACGGCCAAAGCGTCCGATAATATCTTGGGTATCGCACCCTTATCGTTGTTTTTGTCTTTACCATCGAGAATTGAAATAGACCCCAATACAGCATTGTATATCGCCTTTTCTTGGCAAAACTGCTCGGTCTTATCAATAAGCCATTGTACCTCGGTTTCTGTTTGACGATTACTTTCAATTTCCTTGATATAATCTTCGCATTTCTGAACTTCATCATCCGAAAGATTGTTCTTTTCCTTGACGGCAATAGACAACGCTTCAATCGTTGCCGTAGAATTGTAAGTTTCCGTGAAGGAAGTAATCTCATTAAATAGTGTCCTCTCGGTTCTGTCCGAGAAATATTCAGGTTTAATAAATGGTAATACTTTTCTTAAATAGTCCTCGTTATAGACTAGATTCTTGAGAATCGATAGTTCCAGTTTCATCAATTAATTCCTGCTCAATGTTAGCCGACATAAGTTCGACAAGTAAATCACCAATGTAATTCTTAAAATCATTATCTTTTTCCATCTTCTTTGGTTTATCAACTGAAGCTTCAAGAACATCATAACCAAAAAGTAAATACATTTGACCTTCTTTTTCTTCAAACTTTACCTTACCAAACTTAAATGTGGTATCTTTATACGGTCCGTCCAAGAGTTTAATATTAACACCTTGTGCATCTTCCTTAGGATAGATGAAACAATAATCTACGCCTTCAATCATCTTCTACTCCATTCATAGTTACAACATCATCAAAGACCTCATCAATATCCGACCGTAACATTTCTCCATTGGAGATTTGGTAGTTCTTTTGAATGAATTCGTGGAATGTTTTTTGATTCAATATGGATGACCAGAAGTCGGAAGAATCGGTTTCTTTTAGTCGGTATTTTTTATCTTCTACCACACCATCTTCATCCACCCTAGAATACCAACCATTTGATGGTTTGATCACATGACCAGATTCTAATGCGATATCAAGCAATCCACTCCATTTGGATAGACCTTTCTCAAAGGTTACTGTAAATGGTAACTTCGATTTTTCTCTGACGAATCTAGATTTTTCAATGTTGATGGTGAAGTTATATCCGATAAGTTCTTGACCATCTTTCTCTTGTGATTTACCAATAATGAATACTTGGTTAGCGGAATACATACCACCGGTACCACCCGACATAACTGATTTGGAGAACATCTCCATAGTTTTATAGGTATGATTAATTGCAATACAAGGAATATCTTTAGTAGTTAGATGTGGTGTAACAATTCTCCACAAACTTTTCATGGTACGGGCTCTCGTCATATCAGCAACAGCTTTTTCATCCAGAGCATCTTCTGCTTCTTTCTTAGAAGCCAAATTGCCGACCGAATCAATGAAAATGATTACCTTATCACCTCGTTCAATTTCATTTAAACGTTTAGCAATATCAAATTTTAATTGTTCCAAGTGTTCAATCGGAAGATGGATTACCCTAGAAGTATCAATGTTATTGGCTTTAATATATTCTGGTGTGATACCAAATTCAGAATCGTAGAACAAACATACGGAATCTGGATATTTCTTCATGTAAGCACTTACCATAATCAAACCTAGTAGTGACTTAAAGTGTTTTGATTCGCCTGCGATGAAGGTTAATCCTGAGGTCAATCCTCCATTCAGGCTTCCTGATAATGCAACATTTATAATGGGAACATCGGTGGGAACCATATCCTTTTTATTGAAGAACATGGATTGACTGAGTATACTGGAGTTCTTGATTGAACCCGACTTCTTCATTTTTTCTAATAATTTATTCATTACAATTTTCCTTTTCAACATAAAACCAATTAATCCAAGTTAAACTACTACTATTCGCTCTGTAAGTAACGGAAGAAGCACAAATTGAATATTTCTCCGATACTTCTTTCATAGAATTATAAATTATTCCACCAACACTAATTTTTTTAAATAAAGTTTTTCTATGTTTTTCACGATATTCATCAGAAAACATACCTAGTTTATTATTAACAACTGTTTCATTTCCTTTTTTTCTACCAGCAGATTTTTGTTCTTCTGATAATGAGAAAAATCCTAATTGTTTAATATATGAGGTTTGTCCACCCCTTATACCAGCATTTTTTTGTGATTCGTAATATTTTTCTGGATCTCGTTCTTTATATTTTGTATGGTAAGAAGTAGCTCCTAATTGGCTAATTTCTTTTAGAAATTCGGAGTATTTTTCTGTATTTTTCCAATTTCTCAATAATAAATATGCTTTATAATTACCTAAACCAAAACCAAGTTTATATCTTATCAGATGTATTATATAATGTTCTTTGAATGTTAATGGTACTATATCCTCTGAATTTTCATTTTCATGTTTGGGTATTATATGGTGATTTTGGTGTTTTAAGGAATCATATGTTCTGGTTTTTGCACGGTTTATTATATTATCGTGAATTTTCCATAAATCCATGATCAATGCACCGTTTCGTTATTGTATGATCCGTTTGTATGGATTGTATCAAAATTGTCCTCAAAATCATCATCTTTTGTTATTTCATTCAATGATATTTCTTCAAATATTTCACCATCTTCACCAAACACAAAAACAGTATCAGATATAAAATCAAATAAATTTCTTATGGAATAAGCTGTATTTTTGATACAACAATGTAAACATTCGTCACCAATTTCGGTGAAAACGGTTATATGTTTTTCGGGGGAATCGGGTTTTCCATCATCTAGAAAGAAACCTAGTGCGGATGTATAGTATATTTCATGATCAATTACATTCTCAAAAACTTCTATATTTACCGATGATGAACCAAATGTGGTCCAATTTGAGATGGTAACTTCTTTTTCGTTATCTTTACTGTTCATATATTTTCCTTTGTGTTGATTGTTTTTAGAAGGGGAACGACCCCTTCATGTATATTTATCCAAAATTATCAACTTAATGGATCTTTTATGTTATTTTTTTCACGAAATGCTAATTCATCGTTATAATCATACTTGGGTTCTAGTTTTTTAACAGGAACCATGTGTTCTTCATATCTACCTATACCTGTATGAATTGTTTTCTTTACAAACTCAGGTTCTTCTTCAACAGAAGTAATGTTTTCTTTTTCAATTTCAATTCTATCTTCATCCAACTTTTTAGCAATGGTTCTTGCTTTTTCAAAGAATGATGGAGCTTCTGGTTCATTCACTTCTTCCCTTTGTTTTAAAGAGATGTTTGCTGCTATCAATAATAACACAGCTAGCGGGTCAAATACAACCATTATTATCATGATTACCAGTTTTACTGCCTTATCTATACCATCATCGGCATTACCATAAATCAACTCCGCAACATATTTGATTGGTCCAACATCGGCAGTTAATTTAACATCTTCCTTTAATAACGGCAACTTTCTTTTGGATATATCGGTTAATTCTTTTTGTGTAGTTTGAATTTGACGATCCAATTTATCGCTTGCTGTGGATGGATCTTTGGCACGAGCAATTAGATAATCTAATCTATCTCTGGTAATCTTCTCTTGTATCGTGAGTGTTTTTAATTCGACATTGTTAGCATTGGAGTTTAAGGTAGAATCGATGTGTGCTTTGGCAAGAAAACCAAAAATGCCCATTGAAGTAATGAGCATGATGATTAATACGGCAAAGGTCAGGTAAGTTCGTAACAGAAAGGGTGCTATCTTCCAGTTACGATATAACCATGAAGCAGTAACCAACTTACTAACTTCTAATACAGAACCCATTAATACGACAGGCCAAAATGCACCCACGAAAATGGCAGCCAATCCAATAATTGAATAATAACCGGCAATGGCCGATAAAGCAATTGCACATAAAAATGTTAAGTATATCATGAGAAAAAGTCCTCTAGTGAACTTACCTTTTCGGTACTCCATTCCATACAATCAAGAATAACTTTAATAGGTTCTAAAAATGCTTTGCTAAACTGTAAGTCATAATCAATGTATTCTTGTAATCCAAACTCTTTCGGTAAACGACCAGGGAAAGAGATAACAGTATCCTTAAAAGGATTAGGCATTTTCAAATAAGTATATTTTAACTTTTCGCCTTCTTGTATTAATGGATACTTCTTAGTAAGATTCTTTTGTTTAAGATGATAATTATATAGAATAGCTCCCTTTACATGGATTGGTGTTCCCAATTTATATAAAGAAAGTCCATCACTATATTTAGCTAATCCGTTACAACCTCGAGGTGAGGAGATTTCTTCAGCAGGTAAACCCATAAAGTCTTTTTTAGCTTGTTGAATAAACTGATGAATATCTTCCTCTGTACCATTCATCATAATCGTGATTGCTTCTCTCATTTTCTCACGGATTGCTGCAGGAGTGGAAGATTTAATCATTTCCAATCCCATCACCTTCATTTGAGGTTCGTTATATTGAACACCCTCATTGTTATATACATTAAGAATATAACGCTTCTTAGCAGTCCAAATACCTTTATCAGAAAGACCTTCTCGTTTCATCTCCATCTTTTGGTCATATGCGTGAACATACTCAGCCAATTCTGCATAAGAGGTATCTATGAAAGGTTCTAGTTTCTCTTTACAAATTTTATCCATAAGAGAAATAACTTTTTGTTTATCTGATTTATCTTTGATGAACTTATCAACCAACTCACCCATACGGAGATAGATTGAATCTGTATCGGAAGCAATTACATAATCCTTATTCGTTTCTAGAAGTTTATTCATCCAAGCATTTATTTTATGCTCGATCCACCTTATGGAAAGTTGGCCAGCAGTAGTAACGCCAAGTGCCATGCGTAAGTCATAAAACCTAAAATACTGAGAGCCAAGAGCACCATAAGCAGAGTTAAGGGAAACCTTTTTAGCCAATTGTATATTGTTATACTTAGCAATTCTCTTTTCGATTTCATACTTTTTCGAGTTGTCTGTTTCATGTTCATATTCCTGTTTTGCAGTTAACATCAACCGCTTAAATTTAGTCCTATCTGTATACATTTCTTCCATCATCTTAGGTAAGAAACCCATGATGTCGGTACGGAAGAATTGTCCGTTAGGAGTTAAAGTTGCACCTTGTAGTTTGGAAATATCAACAGATTTACTCAACATACTGTTTACATCAACACCTTGAGAAAGAATCGCACGCATTTCATCAGTATAGTTTTCTGGTTCAATCAAAGTTTCGGGGGAAATGTTATACTGCATCATAAGGTGGGGGTAAAGTGAATTTAGGTCAAAGCTAGCAACATAGTGGTGCATACCAACCTGAACTTCTTTAACATAGGCACCTTCAAACATTCCATCTTTTTCTTTGACGATTCTTGGTGGAACAATAATGTTTTTCTCAAAAAGGTAAGCATAAGTCATTGAATCCCACATACGAGTTTGAGCAAAGATATCCTCAAAGTTTGTTTTGGTATCGTATGCCAAGGTTACTCCCAATTCGAGCAACTTTAACTTTTCTTCCAACTTGATAATAATTTCCACATCTCGAATGTTGTATTCAATAAACTTTTGAAAATTCAAACGATATAAAGCATGCAAACTATCATATTCATCAAATGAGATTTTACCTTCACCCAATTCAACTTGAGCAATGGCATCTAAACGATAGGACTCTTGTGACTTTCCACCAGGAGCATACCATTTGTATAGTTCAATGTAATCTAGTGATTCAACACCCATGATATTATAGGCAATCATGGGTCGACCATTGATGACGGTCTTTCTTTCTCCAATATAATTCCATGGAGATAATTTCTTGGTTTCATCTTCACCAAGAATTTTACGGAAACGATTGATGATATATGGTTCATCAAAGAACTTGGTATTCCAACCAGTTAGAATATCAGGACATTTCTTAGTCCACAAAGCCATGAATTGTTTACATAAAGAATATTCATCTTTACATTTTACATAAATTTCTTTGCCTTGGGTTTCATAGATGCCACAACCAAACACATAAGTTGGACCATTGAGATATTTGATACAGATTGCTGTAATAGGTTCAGTAGCTTGATACGGATCGGGAAATCCATTTTCAGAACCCACCTCAATATCAATTACTCCGATAAGAACTTTATCAAAATCGTAATCAACCATATTTCTATGCTGATCCGCAATATACGCATACTCAAAACGAGTCTGGCCAAAAATTCTTGAAGCATTGGAAACCCCATCAAATTGTTTTATAAAATCTCTTGCACTACGAATATCACCAAAGATTTTTTGGTCGAGATAATCACCTTCGAGTGAGGTGAAGTTGGTAATTCTTTTGGAAGGTAGGTAAAGAGAAGGAGAATATTCGATTCTCTGTTTTACTCTTTTCCCGTCAATGATGCCACGATAAAGGATGTTGTTACCGAAACATTGTACATTAGTATAGAAGCTCAAGTTAACCTGTAATTAATTGTTTTTGTGGAGGTACGATTAGTCCAGAACCAAAGATTGTACTATAGTTGCTAATAAAATCTTCAGCAGGAACATAGGAGTATACTACATTCTTCTTAGCGATGGCAATGGTTGCACCAGATTTTTGTTCACCATGTAATGGAAAAGGAGAGAATCCGATACTAGGTTGTCCATCTTTACCACGGACCACGGTGATACCAACAGGATTTTCAAGTACAAATTCCGTTTCAGATTCCGATTCAATCTCACCGAGTACATCTTCTCCGGTAATTAATTTAAATGCTAATATTTTCATGTTTTTCTCCTAAAATTTGGAGCGGGATATTGGAATCGAACCAATAACGGAAGGTTGGAAACCTACAGTTTTGCCATTAAACTAATCCCGCATTAATAAATTGTTACGGCCAACGAGTAAGATTTCTTACCTTTTCTAATTCTTTTTGCCGGAATTGTTCATCTTCAATTCTCTTGAATTCGGCATCTTCATTTTCATCATCTTGTTTTTTGGTAGGATCAATTTCTTCAACACCTTTACCAATAATAGTGTAAATTTCAATTGGTGGAACTCCACCTTTTTCTTTTGGTTGCGTCATCTACCTCTCCCCGCTTTGCGCAATGGTTTAGCAGTTTTAGCCGCAATCGGACCTTTGGGTTTTGTAGCAGATTTTGGTCCTGTATTCTTAATCATAGGAATATTGGGAACTTTTTTAGTGTTTGATTTAATTTCACTCATAATATCTCCTTATTGGTTGCGGGGGCTGGACTCGAACCAACAAAACCCGGATTATGAGTCCGGTGCAATACCTTTATGCGACCCCGCTATAGAATTATATAGTCATTATTGAGAATACTGTTTTGTGTTTAAGAACCGTGTAGTAGTTAGACGTTTAAGGTCATTCACTACTTAATTCATGAACCTTGCTACCAATTCTCCTGTGTTCGCCAAACTGCCTTAGCATGCAGTGTTCTCTAAGCTAGAGTGGGTCTTACAGGATTGTGATCTTCCTTAACAGTTAGGATTGCTTACTCTTTCGTTCACATTCTCAATAATGAATACTGGAGCGGAGTTCTGCTATGCTCAGATAATTCAAGAGGGTATCCTGAATCGTACTATTACACTCCGCATTGTTACTTTTCTTTTTTCTCTTTTTGCTTGGCATAAATTCTATCAAGCATATCAAGTAATTCTTTTTTGGTCAACATTCTACCCCAAGAAGGCGATGTATTAGATTTTATTTCTTCTACAACTTCGTCTTTTTTCTTTTTCATTCTGAAGCTACTGGCTCTGCGTCCTTACCAAATTTTTGGGTCTGTAAACGTTTTGCAATAGCTTTCTTAATCTTAGGAATATGTTTCTTACGGGCACCATCTAACAGTTTTGATAATTGTTTGATGTTCAAAGGACCTAAACGGGTCTTGCCAGTTTTGGTTAACATTGGATTTGCCTTACGAGTTCTTTGATTCGTACCTTTTGTTGCCATAATATAGTCCTCTAATCAATAAATTTGGAGCGGTGCCTTTGGTTTGCACAAAGTTTTTTAAGAGGGTATCCTAAACTGTTCTATCTACACACCGCATTGTCCTGCTTACCGGTTACAGGGACACCACTTTACTAGCGCCGGAAGTTTTGCTGTTTCCCAACAGTAAATACTATTATATACTTATGTATGTTAAATGTCAATACATATTCTGGTATACTTGGTGGTCCTCCAGAGAATCGAACTCTGCCCTAACGGTTATGAGCCGTTTGCTATCACCGCATTAGCTTAAGGACCTAATCTGGTCTGGCGTGAGAGAATCGAACTCCCATCAGAAGGGTAGAAGCCTACTGTATTGTCCATTATACTAACGCCAGATACTATTGTCAAGCTTGGTGGGAGACCTCGGACTCGAACCGAGAAACCATTCGTTCTAAGCGAATGAGGTATACCAATTCCCTTCAATCTCCCATTTTGGTGCTCTTAACAAGAATTGAACTTGTGTTTCATCCTTACCAAGGATGTGTAATGCCATTATACTATAAGAGCTATCCCACTAACCTTTAATACACATTACTTGTTTTAAAGTGTGAACAATATCAACCAATTCTTTTTGGGCATCCATAACTTGGTCAATATCTTTATATGCACCTGGAATTTCATCCAGAACACCATCGTCTTTACGACATTCAACACCTATAGTTTGTAATGATAAATCTTCTACTGTAAAATATTTCTTTGCAGCATTACGACTCATTTTACGACCTGCTCCGTGTGAACAAGAACAATAGGCGTCATGATTACCTTTACCCATTACGATAAAAGATTTTGCACCCATTGAACCTGGAATAATTCCCATTTGTCCTTCACGAGCCGAAACTGCACCTTTACGAGTAACCCACATATCTTCACCAAAATGGTTTTCTAAGTTAGTAAAATTGTGGTGACAGTTTACAATTTCTCCGAGAGTTTTCATCTTTGGAAATTTGTGTCGTAAATTTTCCAATACAATTTGCATCATGGTATCACGATTAAGCATAGCGTAATCCTGAGCCCAATGCATTGCTTCAATATAAGCATTAAATTCAGCAGTGCCTTCATCTAGCCAAGCCAAATCAGAATCTACTAACTTACGTTGTTCACGAATAGCAATTTCTTTGGCCATTTCGATGGCAACAGTACCAATTTGATTGCCAATACCACGGGAACCAGAATGTAACATAACCCATACTCGGTCTTCCGAATCTAAACAGATTTCAATGAAGTGATTTCCACCTCCTAAAGTTCCAATTTGATTTGCAATTTTATATGGATCAGCACGACCTAATTTTTTCTTTAATACTAATTTATCCCATCGTTGAAACATTTTCATTTCAGCTTGGCGTAATTTATCGGCAGCTGCACCTTTTACTTTAATTGAACTACGACTATGTTCATTAAAACCTACTGGTACTCCACGTTCAATACTATTACGCAATGATGTTAAGGAATCTGGTAAGTCGGATGCAGTTAAGTTAGTCATAACAGCACACATACCACAACCAATATCAACACCTACTGCGGCTGGTATGATTGCATTACGAGTTGGAATAACTGAACCAACAGTAGCACCTTTACCCATATGTACATCTGGCATAATTGCCATGTGTCCAGCTAAAATTGGCAAAGCAGCGATGTTACGAATTTGATCTTGGGCTGCTTGCTCAATATCCATATCACCAGTCCACATTTTTACATTTTTAATATCTAATATCATAATAAACTTTCTAAATTTTGGTGCAACCTCCAAGGATCGAACTTGGTTCAATGGTTCTTCAAACCACCGCTATGACCACATCAGCTAAAGTTGCATTGGTACCTCGTTAGAGAATCGAACTCTCATCAACGGTATGTAACACCGCTATTCTACCATTAAACTACCGAGGCATATTACTTGTATCTACGTTTAACATATCCATACTCTGCACCATTTGACAAAAGTCCTGATTTAACAGAATCAACTCCTGGTAAACTAGTGCAATTTGGATTTTCCGAACACATTGTTACAAAATCATAACCTTTGTTACGAAAATCTTGTGTTGCTTGTAGTGCTTCACTCATATCTTCAAAATCAAATGAGTAAGGTAAATTATCTTTACCTGTTATATAAACTTTAAACATAATCTCTTTCTTGGGGTGAAGTGGGGAATCGAACCCTCTCGCCTTGTTTCACAGACAAGTATGCAACCATTACATTAACAACACCATTGTTTGGAGCGGGTAAGGAGATTCGAACTCCTACTACACAGCTTGGAAGGCTGGCGACACACCTCGTGCATACCCGCAAATACTTTATGCTGCTTCTGCTAACACAAACTTTAATCTATCTGCCGCATATGAAGCAGCAAACGCTTTTGGTTTAACCATAGGTGTAACATTACAGGTACCTTTGATATAACCAATTGCTTGTTGAACCACACAAGATGAACCATACAATTCATTTGGGTTAATATCTAAATGTACTTCAACATAACGGTCTTCCAATACGTCAGATAATGCCTGAAATAAATCAGCAACTTTATAAACTTCATTCATTAAACGAATTGAAGGTTTATTTTTCTTTTGGTCATAATCTCTTTCTCTTGATACTTCACCAAAGATTTTGCAACCATGGCAACCATCAATGTGAACAACAACAGCAAGAGTATAATCTGCGTACCATACACCTTTAATTTCAAATCTTTCAGAGTCAGCACCAAGATAAATTTTAGTATCTTCAGATTGTGCTTCAATGAATCTTTTAACTTCTACTAAATCTATCTTTTTCATGACAACTCCTTTTTACAATTTGGCCCCCCGCCAGGGAATCGAACCCCGTCCAACGGATTTGGAAACCGTTGTGCTACCGGAACACTTGCGAGGGATAGTGCTAGTTTGCTTCTACTGAAGGAGGTCTAGCAACTCCCACTTTCTTTTATTTTAACAGGTTGAAAGTTTGACAGTCACGAGGACTCCTGTGGGCCTGATCTGGTACTCGATGGTGGTAACGATCCACCGTCTACGCCTTATCAAGACGTTGCTAATCCATCTCAGCTAATCGAGCAAAACTTGGAGGGTCATGAGAGAATCAAACTCCCACCTGAAGTTCCGTAGACTTCCGTAATATTCATTTTACTAATGACCCATAAAACTGGTAGTAACGGTGGGAATCGAACTCACTTGGGACACCGTATGAAGGTGGCGCATTACCTCAATGCTACGTTACTATATTAAATTTGTAAGCCACAGCGCCTCACTTATTCGCTGTCATTTTAACCGTTAATACTAGGGCGCCCGGTACAGAGGTACGCAGTAATAGTTGATACTAGATGACGCCCTTAATTTGCGCCTCGAATTATCCCTTTAAATTTATATGCCTATAAATCATTTCTCAACATCTACACTTACAAAACTTGGTGCCCCAGTCAGGAATCGAACCTGCTTCTCCTGCTTACAAAACAGGACCTCATCCATTAAAGGTTTCAAGGGCAAAAACTTGGTTGCGGGCGATGGTAATGCTCCATCTTCGACATCGGCTTATGAGACCGAGCGGTATCTATTACAACCCGCATTAAACTTGGTGGACCGTGAGAGGATCGAACTCTCAATTTCTGGTTGCAAACCAGATGTGTTCCCATTAGCACTAACAGCCCAAATTATATTAAAGCAAACTAACCCTAGAAGTTTCGAACCTTCTAAGTAACCCGTGGAAGGTTTTCCGGAACGACTCCACATATATGTATTAAGTGGTAGTTTGCTTTAATATAAACTGGTCCAGGCGCAGAGATTTGAACTCTGAAAGTTCGGGTAAAAGCCGAATATGATTGCCATTTTCATCACACCTGGATTGTTTTTCTTTCTTACGTAGAGCTTTATTGCTCTTGCGGTGCGAGCCCGCCATCCTTTTCTTCACCAATATGGCGAATGGATTTCTTGGTTTCATTTTACTACTCCTTTAAAAATTTACTTTGTTATTACTACAAAATTTACTTTGTTATTGGTCTGTGTGGATGGATTCGAACCACCGTCCTCTCAGTTCCAAACCGAGCCGTCTGACCAGACTGACATTACACACAGATTGTTAGGTTGCGGCGCATTGTAACTCTCTCCTATGCTCGAATACCTAAAGTAGTTACTTTCTCCGCAATTCTTTGGTGCGTGAGGTAGGGATCGAACCTACCTGCCGTAAGGCCAGAGATTTACAGTCTCCTGTCCCACCATTGGAACATCTCACGCATTGAAACTTGGCTGTACTCTTAGGAATCGAACCTAACTCATTCTCCGTTAACAGCGGAGCGCATACGCCTTGCTTGCTCGAGTACAACAGTAAAACTTAATTGGCGGTCCCAGGGAGGATCGAACTCCCATATCCGGATAGACAGTCCAGCATAATAACCATTATATGACGAGACCAATATTGAAGTGCTTTGTAGCTTCTCTTCCTGCCAGACGAATTGCTAAAATCTCTGGCGTGTTTTCTTGATTCTCCAAAACTAGTCAAGCTAATTTCTTTAATCAGTATGAGCAAAACACTTCAATATTGGTACTGCTACGGGGAATCGAACCCCGATTTAGAGGATGAAAACCTCTTGACCTAACCGTTAGTCGATAGCAGTATTGTTACTACTTAATTTTTAAAGAACAATTTACAACAGAACAATTATTATACATCAACCACAGAATAACACAAGCACTATTTTTATACTGTTGTTTTGGTACAACATATCTTGGAGTGGGTGACAGGATTCGAACCTGCATAATAAGGATTTGCAATCCTCTACCTCGCCTTTCAGTTGCACACCCACATGGAGGAAGATATAGGAATCGAACCTATCAGCCCATTTCTGAACGGAAGTTTAGCAAACTTCGGTCGCACCTTGCAACACATCTTCCATATTGAAGCACACTCACCGGCCGCTAACGGTAGCATTGCGGTAACAGTCGAACTGTGCTTCAATGTGCTTCAATATGGAGGAGGGATAGCAGAATCGAACTCTAACCGCTCACGCAGTCCACCTGTTTTCAAGACAGAGCCAGGCCCAGCCTGGATAACCCTCCATGGTAGAGATAATAAGACTCGAACTTATACTAGGTGAGTCAAAGTCACCTGTGCTGCCATTACACTATATCTCAATAGATACTACTTAAATTTTTAAAGAACTGTTACTAACGAAATTGTTTACTGTCTAGTAACATTAAAACAAACTGCGGAAAACAAAAAACCCGATTTGTTTAGAATCGGGTTCGTGTGTGAAAGAGAATTACATTTGTTCTATACACGAACCCCGAAAACATGGTCAAAGCCAATCGCTGACCAATTACTCGGTGTGCGATACTCTGACTGCATGGATAAAGGTTTCGTTACAAACAACATTTTATTTCTTTCTTTACTTAATTTATTTAATTCAACAATTATACAGTATATATGCTCATTTGTCAAGCAATATACTGTATACTTAAAAAATATTTCTTTAACTCGATTCAGACGACCATTATACAGGTTTAAATTTGTTTGTCAACCATGGTGTTGTGTGGAAACAACACTATTGAATTTATTTCCAACCCAATTCTTCTATTTCTATTGGTCCATCGGGATTTTGTATTCCGTAAAATACATCCCAAAGTTTTTCTTTGATGGCAAACTTTGCAAATAATCCTACTTCAGTACCAAAGGCTTCTATTTCCCAAGGTTGAATCCAATAATCCATATTATCGGAATCAACTTTTCTACCTTTCCAACGAGTTAATGTTTCGTTGGTTTCATTATAGGCATATTGTTTAATATGTGTCATTTCATGTGCCAAACATTTCAGAATTTCTGCTGCTCCAATGTTTGGGTTTAATTCTATTTCAAATTCTCTTGCTTTACGACTTTCATTATATTCTAAAATTTCAGCATATCCGTAAACATTTATTTTACTGTTGAATTTGATTCTAAGATAGATGTTTTCTAACATCTTAGGTTTCATGAGTTCGTTGGCGTAAAAAAGAGCAGCCCTTCTAACATAGGGACGGAAACGCTGTTTATCGGGACAACCGACTATACTTAACTGCATTTTAGGTCTCTCCTTAATAAGTTGACCCAATAATTGCATATCTCCGTTAATACTCACAACCTTTATTTATCTAATTAGCATCCCGCCAGATCACTTGATGTTTAATTTCATCAGGTGAAAAGAACAGTTTTAAAGCACTCAAAACGGTATGTTCCGAGAACGTTTTACAGCTGAATACATCAAGGTAGAGGTCTCCATTGTGGTCCAAGAAGTGTCCTGTTATATTTGATGTTTCAATTAATTGTAACACAGTCCAACCAGCTTTATCTGTACCATCCGCAAAATGTACCACTTGTGGTTCACCATACGCCTTCATTTCTATCAATCTTACCAGTTCCTTGGTAAAATGCTTAATATATTCTGGATCGTTTGCTCTTTGAATGTTGCATCCACGAGCATCGATGATTAGGTGTTTTCCCCAGCCTTGCATTGTTCTACCTTTACGTTACACTTTTTAAGGAAATCAATGCCTAAAGTATCTCTATAGTTTTGATTATAATATACTTTATTTATGCCAGCCGTGTAAATCTGTTTGGCGCAATCGATACAAGGTGCGTGAGTTAAAAACATTGTGGATCCATCACCAGACTCAGAACTCTTAGCTAATTTCGCAATACAATTAGCTTCCGCATGAATCACCTCAGGTTTGGTTTTGGTTGTGCCATCTTCTAATATGTTCTCACAACCATTATCCCAACCAGACGGCATTCCGTTGTAACCAATCGAAACAATTCTATCATCCTTTACTACAATCGCACCCACCTGTAATCTTTTAGCGGATGATAATTGTGCAAATCTCTTTGCTACATCCATGTAAGCGTCAATAAACTTTTGTTTCATTTCTTAAACATTTTCATAAAACTAGTAAAGAACCATTTCTGATTTCGTACCAACATATCATAAACTGCCATTTGTTCATAAACTGAATCTTCAAATCCAGCAACAACCTGATTTTTATCAACTTTGATTGAAGATTGTTTTTCGGTTGGGTCAAGTGTAATAACAGTCATACCGGCTTTGCGAGCAATATGTTGCATCGTTTTGTTTTCAGATAGACAATGCATGAAGATGGTTTCAGCACCTTTCATACGAGCCCATGTTACACCACGATTATATAATTCTTGCCCGATTTTCTGGTTACGGTAATCGGGACTAACCGTTAATCCTAGTTCTGCTGTATTTGTTTTGTAATCATAATTTACATGACAAGTAGCCACAACTTTACGACCAAAAGTTTCTGGTGATTCAATATCAACAATAAACCACATATTGTTAATACCAAAATCCACAAAAGAAGATTTCAAATAGGTTTCAATAGCTTCATCACTAAGAGAACCACCAAAGCGAAGCCGTCTATCATTACCTACAAGGTCTTTAATGAAATGTAGTTTGAGGTTATCTTTGTCGATAAAATTATTTAATTTACGGGGTATCATTACCATTCACCATTATCAAACCAAAGACGAATTGTGATGGGCAACAATTCAATCACCAAAGCATCTTGTTCCCATACTTCATTTGTTTTATTATATTTACAAGAAATTCTCCAGTGAAATGGATTTAATTTCAAAGTAATATTGCAACCAGAATACATTAACCAATCCATCATAAACCTTTCAATGTATATTTTGTAATTCTATCTTTTAGCATAGTCGGAATGTCCAAATATGGCCACTCCAAATAAAAAGGACAATTATTTTCCCACTTCATGTTGTGTAAGAACTTTCTAACGACCTTCATATCATCTTTACTACTAGGATCAAATTGGTGCCTTTGATATAAATTCATTTGTTCAATTTTGTTCACTTGATAAACTCCATGTTATCTTTTTTCATATAATGAATTTGCTGCAGTTTCATTTCTTGTGGTTGTTTCACCACAGGAATAAATTGAATACCGTCAATATCTTTGGTTTCCCAATTAGAATAGGTATAATAGATTTCGTCATGGTGCAAACGATTGCGCACTTTACGGATTTGAGGTTTTTTCACATTTTTCATCATAATAATACCATTATACACGAAAATAGGGGATTGTCAACCAACCCCCTACATTATTACCAGTTTCACAGCAAAACGCAAAAATGCAATTTTACATTGAAACTTCAATTAAATCAATTACTTAATGGCAATTTTCTTGATATTGTCTTGAGTTTTAACCAAAGATTCCAACCAAACTTTCAACATACCATTTACCAATTCTGCATTACCAATTTCAACTTGGTCAGCAATCTTGAATTCATGTTTAAAGTCACGGTTAGCAATACCTTTGAATACATAATCGCCTTCAGTTTCATCTTCCTTAGCGGCACCTTTAACAGTAAGTTTATTACCATCTAGTGTGAGTTCAATATCAGATTTAGCAAAACCAGCAACGGCCATTTCAATGACCCATTTCTTAGCATTTACTTGTTTAATATTATATGGAGGATACTTCTGAATTTGTTTGGCTGCCATTTCTTGAATGTCATCTAAGACACCCTCAAAACCAATAGAAAATGGATCAAACTGTTTGGATAATGCATTGAGTGTTGTGAACATAATGTTCTCCTTATATGAAGCGAGATTGATAAAAAATTGATACCCCTAAGGCGTATCGGTTAAACTGGTTACGGTATCCAGCGGCATCGTAGTGTCATGCCCGCTTTAAAACACTTCGTACTTAGCGGTCCTAAGGGAAGTCAAAAAATATTTATAACAGATTTAATACGATCCTGGTTTTTTACCAATATTATACTTGGGTGTCAATTCCCATTCATCTTTTTCTTTGTGTGACAGAATTTTAATCTGTGACAAAAAGATAGGAGGTGGTTCTTCAATCTGTCTGGTATTAACAATCTTTACTAAACCCCAATCACTCAGCAGTTTAGCAATAGCGTTCCTACGAGATAAATCATTCTCTGATATATCCGTTGGTTTACCATCCAAGGCGAATAATTCCTTGAAGTGCACCACATAATATTTACCTTGCTTATGTAGAATATGGCAAGATTGGTAGAGTATTCTGTCTTTTTTGGAAGCTACACCGATGCGAGTTAATGTTTCACGAACTTTTAGGAAATCATCTCTCTCACTCAATGTAACTTCAACTAAATCAATAATCGAAATCATTACTTGGTTACTCCGCCTTTTGCTGTTTTTATTTTTATCTCAGCGAGTTGCTCATCATTAAGAATTCGTAAAGCTTCTTTGGCCTTCTCATTGGAGTATCCAAAATATTGCTTAACACATTCTAAATCCTTTTCGGTCTCTGATTTCTGCCACGGTTGGAATTTCCGTTTCATCGACCTAATGGTATTTAGAAGAAATTGGAACTGTTGATCCTTATCAATAAAAGGGCGCAGATTCATCTCATTAGCGTATAAAACGCAATCGAAGTGTAACGAAAGGCCACGATTTACTATAAATGGTGCATAAACCTTATAATCATGTTCAACTTGGAATGGATTTTTTTTAGTTTGAAGTATGGCCGGAATAATTTCTTTAAAAATATCAGGCATAATTACTCCTTAAAGGAACAGTCGACCATTATTTCCACTAAACAAGCAGTAATATTCAGCTCAGCGTCAGCAACAAAAGCAGTTTGGTATTGATATTTGGCCAAGATTAAAACCAATTGTGGTACAGAATTTGCTTGTAATTTATCGTATAATCCGTCATAGAGTTTTCTGAATAGTACGGAAGAATCTTGGTCTGAGTTGGCAGTTACCCACTTACGAGTAGATGCAAAATCTTTACTTTTTAATGCTGTAATCAAAGAACCAAGTTCCACATCAGCAATATTAGAAAGAATACCTTTATCAATAGAACCAGATACGGAATATCGTTGCAATTCATTAAGAACCCTACGATTGTCCGGAAAGTGTTTCATGATAACGGCTGCAACTACATCTTTATCATAGGTCACTTTTTCTTGATCAAGAATCCACTCCACCCGCTTCATGAAAGATGCAGCCATTTTTGCTTTGTTACCATTGATTTTAAAGTCAATAACGGAACAACGAGAATGAATCGGATCAATAATACGATTCTTAAAGTTACAGGTGAAGATGAATGAGCAGTTTGAGGAGAACTCCTCGATTGCACCACGCAACGCAGGTTGTGTTGAATTGGGATTTAGATAGTCTGCTTCGTCAATGATAACAACTTTTCTCCCACCAGCAAGAGAAACCGAAGAAGCATAGTTTTTAATTTTAGTACGGAGAACATCAATACCAGATTCGTCAGAGCCATTGATAACAATATAATCACAACCAACTTCTTCACAGAGAGCCTTTGCGATTGTAGTTTTACCAACACCGGCACTACCTGATAATAATAAATTCGGTATTTCTTTTCTAGCGACATAATCCAAGAATGTGGTTTTGATTGAATCTGGTAGAATACAATCTTCCACTTTGGCTGGCCTGTATTTTTCCACCCAGAGCAAATGTTCCATTTAAAACTCCCATAATATAAAATAAAAACACGGACCTTAGTCCGTGTACATCACTTAACTTCTGTAATGCCTTCAAATAATGCTTCAAATTCTTTAAACTCAGCTACTTCTTCTTGTAGAGATTGATTCATGTAAACTTTTGCCATGCGTTTAATCAATTTTTTAGGAATCTTTAAATTATCAAATGTAACATCAACAATCTCTTTAATTTGATTCTGTTTAACTTTAATATGGTATTGGTGTTCATTAATTTCAGTAATGGCACCTAACAATTCTTTAAGTTGTTTATCATCAAAAGTTCCAAACAAAGTTTGAATTGTAGTCATTATTTCAACCGGCCTTGGAACTGACCAACAACATCCAAATAATCTTCATTAACTAAAATGTTACCATTCAAAACACCGATAACTGTTTTACCAGCATCAGCACTAATGGTACCAGTTTCATCTGGTGTTGCAGGTACTGTAAACACAGCAACTACATGCTCAGGATTAACTGCGATTGAATTGTTTGATTTTGCATCTGTAAAAGTTACTAACATATTATTCTCCGATTTTGGTTTCTTTAGCTTCGAATGCGATCCAATATTGGATGTCATCTTTGGTGTTTTGGAAGTGTCCGATGCCTTTGAAAGAAATCTTAACATCATAACTTCCGGGGATAAGTTTAATATTCTCTGTTTTGAATACAATCTTATATTTTTTACCGTTACCTTCTCCAACTTCAATTGAATTAGTACTTTGTGAGTTATCACCAGCATCAAAGGTAACAATGTTGACGGTTTCTCCATCTGATTCCACAGCAATATGCGGTGAAGATAATACTGAAGCCGTTTTCATGATCCACTCATAATCTTCTTGTGTTAATTTAAATTCACAATCAATTGAAGGTAAAGTAAGTTCTTTTTCTGGTGGAACAACAATCATCTCTTTAGCCGTCATGCGATAATTTGTTTTGCGTTTACCACTTTTGAAAATAACATCAGAACTATTGAATTCAAGTTCAGCAGAATCTTTGAATAAAGAATTTACTGATAGAAATTGGTTCAAATCATAGATGCAGAAATCTTGTGGAAATACATCTTTAAGATTTGCTTGAGCCAATACAGTTTTACCAGAAGATACTGTGGTAAGTTTGCTACCTTTTTTGAATTGAATGCCTTGATTGATACTTGAAAAATTCTTCAATACCGTTAGTGTTTCATTTGACAGCTTCATTTACATCTCCATTATTTAAAGAATACATATACTACTTTAACATAAAAAAATATAAATGTCAATAGTTTTAACATTTATACCACACTTAATATTTGTAAATCGGTGTTCATATAAATACATACATGATTACAATTAAAAACCAATTATACCTAAATCGTTATTTAAAATTCATCAATTCTTGTAAATTGAGGACTTATATTGGATATACTGAAAATCACCACATTGTACCTAAATCCATGGGCGGTTCTAAAGAACTTTCAAATATGATTAAACTTTCCGCTAGAGAACATTTTATTGCACATTGGATGTTATGGAAAGCATATCAAAATAAAGAAATGACTTTTGCTTTTTGGTCTATGAAAATGAATCCAAAAGGCAAAAGATCATTTAAATTAACTTCAAAAACTTATTCCATATTAAAAGAACAACATTCAAAATTACAATCTGAAAGAAATAAAATTGATAATCCTATGTTCAAACAAACCGCTAAAGATAAATTAAGAAAATTAAAAACTGGAATAAAAGCATCCAAACAAACTAAATTAAAAATGTCTATAAAACGAAAAGGCATTAAAAAATCTGAAGAAACCAAATTAAAAATGGCATTATCTTCAAAAGGCAAACCAAAATCAGAAGAACACAAAAAATCTTTATCCGAAAATCATTGTGATGTTTCGGGTCATAATAATCCAATGTATGGTCGCAGCGCAGTAAGAGAAAAAAATTTAAAATGGTATACAAATGGATTAGAAAACAAATTTATATCCGAAAACACCGAACCAAAAGGATGGTATAGGGGTCGTGTGAAAGTTATTTCTTGATGTAATTTTCCCATTCCTCATCATTAAACAAATCTCTTTCCAAAAGAAACATCAAGCCACACATTGCGTGTGCTAAGTGATGAATACCGGATTCAGGATCCATTTGTTCACCTTGTTTCCATGCCCACATATGCCTCTGAACGGCATCAAAATACCTACGTTTTGCATCTGGTACAATTTGCCAATTATCTCTGGCATACTTCTGAGCACCGAAAGTTAATACCTTTACAGTTTCTTCTAGTGCTAGTGGTGGTAACAAACCATATTCTAGTTTGCCACCATCAAATTTACGACCTTTTTCTTTAATAAATTCCTGTGGTGAAGCATCTTCATAACCAGGATGATAAGGGGCTTCTGCAACTAATATAGTATTATCATCCGTACCACAATTTCCTTTAATGTCTTGCCAGGCCATTACATTTCTCCAACATAATTAGCAACAGCAGGCATATCTCCTTGGAAGTGATATGTGCCAATATGGGAAGTTTTCATCCAAGGACAGAGGAAAATTGATCCACCAAGTTTACGCCACATTTGGCAAAACATATAATCTTCTGAAAGGTAACGATCTGAACCACCACCTGTAATGGAATCTTTTGTATCAATAACGGTATCAAAGAAAGCATGAATGTATCGTGAACCATCAAAATTAGCTTGGCCAACATGGTCAGGTTTGTAACGGATAGAAGGGTATGCTTCTTCCATCTTTTTAAACACATCACGCTTAATCATCATGTAACCAGTACCAATTTCCAACACATCTAAAGGTTCTGTTACAGAAAATTGTGCTGTACCTTTAACTGGATTAAAAACATAATCACCAGTAACTTTTTCAAGCAATTGTGGATCCAAATCAGGATTCTTTTCAATAGCTCTCTTGACTGATTTCCATTTGATGGCTTTCTTAGGATAAGGACCACCAATAACATCTTTATCAAGTGCTAACAAGGCAATAACATCTTGAGGATTAAAATGAACATCCGAATCAATGAACAACATATGTGTACATTCGGAACGGTGAATAAACTCGTCAACCAAATAGTTACGAGCACGGGTAATTAGGGACTCATTAAACAAGAATGAGAATTTGATTTGTACGCCATACTGCATACACATACCCTGTAAATCAAGGCAGGCTTTCATGTATAATCCGTGGTTCATACCACCGTACATTGGTGTTGCTACAAACAGACTTTTAGTTTGTAAATCTTCTTTTTTAATTGATATTTCCATTTGAGCTCCAAGGATATAAAAAAAGGGGAATCACCTTTCGGTGAAACCCCACTTCAACTACTGATTAAGCAGTAAAGGAATAACCAGATTTTAAAGCAGCTTTAACCAAGCCTTTGCTTGGTGTGCCTAAACGGTAGAAAGAAACTTTCTGACCATCAACAATTTTGGTGTTCGTATAGATAACGTTGCCTTCTTGGCGCAGTTCGTCAATACGAGCAGAAACATTGGTAATGCCGAAACGGCGTTGTGCTTGTTTGGTTGTGAAAGTGTTGTAACCAGAGGTTTGTTTCAAAGCGGCCAACATCTTTTCTTTAGCGGATAATTTCATTGTAATACTCCATAGTAAGTTAAATAAATCCTTGCCTTAAGCAAGTTCACATAGTATATCATTTATATATGTGCTTTGTCAAGCGTTTATCTCCCAACTTGTGGTAAATATTTCGCTTTGGTATCTTTCCATGACAAATAAATCAAATCGTCATAGAAAAGAGTTTCGTAGGAAACGGTATTCTTCTTTTGTAATTGCCGAATACGGCCTTTTGCATATTTTGTTTTCCATATTTCGGATAATGCTTCTTCCGAAGTATCGAATGATTTTACCAAATCTGCATCCGTAATTTCTTTACGGAGATATTCGTTGGTGTTATTATAAAGTGGTGCAAAGTAAATACCTCGTTGGTGTTCGGTACGAATCAATTGTTTTGGTATACCAAGTTTTGGATAAGCAAAATTCAATGAACGATTCTTGTGATCTCGCTTAAGTGGAAGTCCTTGTTGATTCTTAGCTGCCCACCATTCAAAATATTTACGAGGTTCAGTTTCTTTAATCCAATCGAACAACATTGACTTAGTTGCTCTCGATGGTTCAAATGCCACAGAACCTGAGGAGAAACCCATGGCATTCCAATGTTCTAGTCCATCATATTGTGATAGTCCACCAACTTTAGTTTTACCATAAAGAGAAGTTGTGGTTACACCAACAAGAACATCACCATATCTTTCTTTCCAATCTTTTTGAACTGTATCAGATAAACATAATAAGGCTAACAACTTTCCACCTGTGTAGTTCCAACCAAGTGGTTGTAATGGAACGATTGTAGAACCGATTGCGGTGTGATTAATCATTCCTTGTTGTGTCTTAACATCTCTAGCCCATCCAATCGCCTTATCTCTTGGAGTCAAGTCTAAGAAGTCTGAGGAGATACAGATAACTCCAAGATATTTACCGGTAACTTCATCTTCTACTGTATAGAATAAATTACGACCAATGTTACTGTTATTCTTCATTGTAGAAGTAAATGTACGAATGGCATTCCATGTTTCGGCTAACTCACCATTGTGTAACTTCATTACTGGTTTTAATTTTAGGTAATCATCAGGTTCAGTTGGCATCCAAAAGTTTGCCTTGACCTTATCAACCAATTTCTTTTGTTCTGGAGAAACCATTTGAATTTCAGGACCAAACAAAGTCGAAACTTCTTCCACAGGATATCGTTCTTTTACTTCACACCATTTTTGGTATAAAGTATATTCACGGACATCCATTTGTGAAGCATAAGTTAAATCTTTGATAACAATTTCGGTAAGTTCTTCTTTATCGATGTGTTTGAACTTCTCTGTAGGATTGGATTCTTTCCATTCCAACCATTGTTTTTCTACAAATTCTGGAGGTGTTGCCATTAACGTATTCTCAAATTCTTCATAATTTTGTTGCGTTTCTTTATGCCAGATTGTAATGCTACTGGCTTACAACGACTAGTATACACTATTCCATTCAAATGATCAAGCTCATGTTGAAATGCTCGAGCAGATATACCAATAAGTGTGGTTTGTTTCCACTCTCCGTTAAAATCTTGGTATGTTACCGAAATTTCTTCTGGTCGTGTAATTCTTAATCCTAAAAATGGAAATGAAAGGCAACCTTCTACCATATGCACTTCTGCTTTCGATTTTAGTACAATACTAGGATTAAAGAATGCCACATAGCTATCTTCAGCACCCATTACGAACACACGATATTTGAATCCACATTGATTTGCAGATAGTCCATATCCGTGATGCATCTTACAGGTCTCTACCAAGGAAGAAGCAAACTGGTTTGGATTTACCGGTGGTTTATCAAAATCAAATTCAGGCATTACTTCTCTTAGGATTGAATGTTCTTCTGATACCAAATTAAAAATGGGTACTTGTTGTGGAACTATTCCTTTTGGTTGTAAGGCATCTTCTGTATTAAATGTAATCAAATCACTCATTTTGCTATCCTACTAAAATTGTTATACTTCTCAAATTTAATTATGCTCCTGAATTTATCAAATAACTGGTCACCTTTATGTGAGATAACAAAGATATTTGTGTCAGATCCCATTTCATGAATCAGTTTCAAAAATTCCTCAGTACCAACACCATCCAATGATGAATCAAATACTTCATCCAAAATCAACAAATTGGTGTTTGTTGAGTTCTTTAACTTAGCAACCTGACGCCAAGTCATTAAAAGTGCCAAATCAATACGCATCTTCTCACCTTCTGAGAAATTAGCATAACCAAATTCATCACGGTGCCTTGATTTAATCGTTTCTTCAAAGTTCTCATTGATATTAAAATTCACAAAGAAGTCCATGGCAGTCAAATACTTATTGATTAACTTATTCATAATAGGTAAGTATTGACGGATAATCTTAGTTTTAATACCAGTATCTTTCAATAAAGAACCAGCAAACTCCAAATATTGTTTTTCTGTTGATAGTTCTTCTTGTTTTGTTAATAACTCCGTTAACTGGTCTTTTAATTCTTTTAGTTTGGCATTTTCATCTTCAAGATTATCTTTACGATTGGCTAATTCTTCAATCTCATTTTGAAGTTTACTAATGTATTTGTTAACGGCAGAAATGGTTGAATTGTGTTTAACAATTTCGTTATTGTGTCCGTTGATGTGTTTATTGATATTCTGTATTTCTTCTATTCTTTGGTTTGCTTGAGCAATCTGTGTTGCAATTTCCGTAAGGCCTTCCCGTTGAGTGTTGACTTTGGATTTTCTTTCTGTGACTTGGTCTTGTTTGAACTCTCCATCGATTGGTTGTTTACAGGTTGGGCAGTTGTCGTGTTCTTCATAGAAAGCAATGTCTTTTTCATTTTTCTTAATGTTAGTTTCAATTTTGGATTCTAACTGTAACAACTTCTTACTTTTCTTTTCTACAGAAATTTTATCTTCAATTTTTTTCTGAAGAACATTAATGTGTTTTTGAATTAACTCAATATCTCTTTGTAATGTAAATGTTTGGTCTATACTTGTGGTAATTTCTTTCTTTTTCTTTTCAATTTCCACATCATTACGATTTTTGTGGTCCTCAATACTTTGTTTTTGGAAATTAATTCTTTCAGAAGTTAATTCCATTTCGTATTTTGTTTTGGTAACACCATCTTTAATGGCGGCCATCTTTTCTTTGACCACACCATTCATGGAGGAGAAAATTTGAATATCTAATAAATCCTCAATGATGGCTCTCCTATCCGCAGGAGATAGTTGCATAAATGGAACAAATGATGCAGATCCCAAAATGACCACTTGAGTAAAGGATTTAAAATTTAATTTGAGAATAAACTTTTCAAGATGTTCCTGATAATCTTTTGCTTTAGCATCTTGGTCAGCCAATTTGTCATCACAATACACTTCAAAGATATTAGGTTTAATACCACGAATCACCTTATATTGTTTTTTACCAATAAGAAACTCAATCTCCACGATGCCGTTTTGGTTATTGATACTGTTTAAAAGATTAGGTTTGTTTATTTTTCTAAACGGCTTACCAAACAACCCAAAACAAATAGCATCCAATAAAGTAGATTTGCCGGCGCCATTATTGCCAACAATAAGTGTATTGGGAGATTTGTTTAATCGGATTTCAGTAAAACTGTTACCCGTAGATAATATGTTTTTCCATCGGATAGTTTTGAAAATAATCATTAAATTTCTATATTAAAAGCTTCAATCAGTATAAATAAAGGTGTAGGTCACGATGTTACTAGCATCCACCNACTCTATGTCATCTANTATAACACAAGGACACAGCTCATGTCAAGTATATATTCCGGCATTTATTATGTTTATGCCTACATCAATAAAAAAACAAACTTACCTTATTATATTGGCAAAGGTAAAGATAACCGAGCATATAAAAAACACAGTAGGATATCCGTACCAAAAGATAAATCTAAAATTGTTTTTCTTGAAAAAAATTTAACCAACATTGGTGCATTAGCTTTAGAAAGAAGAATGATTAGATGGTATGGCAGAAAAGATTTAGGTACTGGAATCTTACTCAATAAAACGGATGGCGGTGATGGTAATAATTCTCCTATAATTAAAGATGAGACCAGAAAACTATGGTCTAAACAAAGAATCGGTTCAGGTAATCCAATGTACGGCAAAAAACAATCTTTTGAATCAAATGAAAAAAATAGATTGTGGCAATTAAACCGACCTAAACCAGATGAACAAACATTAATTAATATGAGAAATGGTCAATTAGGTAGAAAGCATAGTATTGAGTCCAAATTGAAACGTTCTCAAAAACTTAAAGGTAAACCGAAAACTATGGTGTGTCGAATTATCGATAAAAAAGAAATGAGCGTTCAAAACTTCTTTAGGTATCTGTAGAATTTAATGCTTCCACATAAAGTTCTCGCAAAACTGTTTTAAGTTTATTATTATCAATGTGTTCTTCTTTAATACCATCTACAAATTTGTTGATAATGGTTAAGGTGTCCTCGGCTTGGTTGACCAAATCTTCATCAGAATCAACATCAAAATCTGTGAAGTCCTCGGCAATGGTAACATCGATTGGATTTACTTCATATAACTTTGTCATAAACTTATCAAACAGATAGGGATTAGTTTTGTTTAATACCACAACTTTAACATAAGTTCCGGCAAACTTGGCCAATTCTTTGTTATTAATTTCGGTAATAGATTCTTCTTTGTCATCATATGTAATACGATGGAACATTACATTTGGGTTCTCAATAAATTTTAGGGTTCTATTAACCAAGTCGAAAATATGGAAACCTCGAGGATCATTATAATCTTGCCAAGTCATTTCCATTGGTGTTCCAACATAAACAATATTATCTTGACGTGAACGGTGGTGGTAATGACCAGAAAATACAGTATCAAACTTATTGAATATATTTCGGTCTAATCCCTCATAGTTTGGCATACCTCGGTGCATGGCAAATCCAGCAATCTCAAAGTGTCCTATACAAATGTCCGATGAAGTATTTTTAATTTCGGACAAACAATTTTGGTAGTTGTCTGCGCAAATCCAAGGAATAATACAAACATCAGAAACAACATCATCATAGTTTAAGTGTATAGTTTGAGGGGTATCAATAACTGTAATATTATCATATTCTCGTAATAATAGGTCGAGTGAATTTACTTGATTGGTATTTTTATGGTAAGTATCATGGTTTCCTGCTAAAACGATCATATTAATATTATACTCAACCAATTTATTTAAGAACATTTCTTTTGTTCTTTTTAATGTATAAAAATTAATATACTTTCTACGGTCAAAAAAATCACCAACCTGAATGATGGTTTTAATGTTATTTTTAATCAAATAAGAAAAAAAAGTTTCTTTATAAAACTTTTCACCATAATCCAAAAAAGAAATAGAGTCATTTCTCATTCCAAAATGTGTGTCACCTAAAATACAAACTTTCATAATATACCTTATTTCAATTTACAATTTTCATTGTGCCATCTTTTTACTATTGTCATTATAAATTATTATCTCAATTATTGACTCAATAGGTTGTTTGTTGGCAAATACAGTCGCTTCAGTTAAGGTTTCAAAAGATTTAAATCGTATTGCAGTACTTTGAATATAATATTTAACTTTATACATTATATCACTCTCCTAAGAACTTTTCAATCCCTTTTGGCTTCTTTACCGCTTTTTTATTCTCTTTTGCCGTTTCATAGGTCTCAATAAACTCGGCAATATTATCATATAATTGAAATTGCATTGAGGTACCATCTTCCAACTCTAACATTTCAAACTCATCTAAAATACCCATCTGTTCGGTAGCTTTGTATTTTACATAGGTTTGTTTCTTTTCCTTTTGGATTCTCCGTAAAAAGGCATAATAAATGATTTGGGTAAAGTAGGCAAATGGGTTCTTGGATTTTTCTGGATTGAAATTATTGAAGTACATCAAGCAGTTCTCAATACCATCAGACATCATTTCATCACGGTAAGTATAGTTAATGAAGTTAGGTTTGTGTGATAGGCCTTCTGCTATCTTCATAAAACATTCTCCAATATAATTAGGAATAGGAGGAGGTTCTGTTTTATTCTTTGTGGCAAGTTTACAACCTTCTTTATAATCCATTAGTGCTTTAAGAAAGTCGGCATTATTTACATACTGTTTGGGTTTTTTCTTAGGTACGGGTGCTGCTGGTACTGGTATTGTCATTTTATTTCTTTCATATTATTATATTTACCACAGTAATGCTTGACTTTCGCTTGACAAGAGTATATTATTCTCTATGTCCCGGTTTGAAACGATATAACCAATCCTAATGTAATGTATCTCCATGAGTTTTAAAATCTTCATAAGCTTCCATTATTTCATCAATCTCACCTTCTTCGAGATCATTCACAAGGTTCTTGGCAATAAGCAATTCTTTAATCTTTTCCACAGTATTTAAATAATATTCACAGAATTCTTCACTAGGTTCCAAAACTCCAAGAATATCTTTTTGTTCTATGGTGATTTCATTCTTTTTAAGAAGTTGTACTGGCAACCAATGATTCATTATTAGTCCTGCTTCTTTATTACGGTATTCTAATCCAACCGACATAGGTTCAGAAACATTAAATTTACCAACATCAAGGGAAGTAACATTACCCATAATATCTTCACCATTCTGTAATCTGACTATTTTAATATTAAGATTCATTTTTTAGTCCTATTTTATACATCTTGAATGGAAACTGCTCTTCATTATATATACGGGTTCTTTCCACAAAATGCCGCAAGGTAAAGTTGATATGTTTCTTATACCGCATATCATCGGCAATATCATACAAAGTGGCTATTTCTTTACCTTCAGATTGTCGTAACCCCCTACCAATACTTTGCAAAGTTCGAATGCTTGATTTTGTAGGCATAGCAAATATAATATTATGCAAGTTTCTAATATTAATTCCGGTGGAGAAATGTACCGAACGAAGCAACAATAATAGCTCCATTCCCCCCTTTACTAACTTTATTTGGTTTCATTTTTCAATTTTCCTTTGATTTTTCTTTGATTTAACATATATGCTCTCCAAACAGGATCTTTCCATTTTTCTTTCAATTTTGAACCATCCGAACTTCTCGGTTTCCTTTTATTCATCTTATTAATGAAATCTGGATCTTTCCATTTTTCTTTTAATTTAACACTAGCATCTTTTCTTTTATTAAAATCACTATTTACTTCTTTCATTTTTTTATCAAATGATTCTTTAAAATTTGGATCTTGATATCTTTCTTCCATATATTTTTTGTGTTGTGTTCTTCTTTCTTCATCCCATTTCATATTTAAACACCATTCATCATATTCTTCTTTTGTTTTATTTTTCCATAAATCTTTAAAGAAATTTTTTAGCTCTTCTTTTCTGTGTGGATTGTTTTTATAATATTCATTTATACCATCACACACTTTTTTATGAAATTCTGAACCGCTCTGCATCATTTTTTTCATTCTTACACTATACATTAAACATCTAGCATCATATTCTTCTTCTGTCAATTCTTTCCACCATTTTTTGGTGGTTTCTGATAATATTTTTTTTAATTTTATAACTTCATCTTCTGTTTTATTTTTTAAAAAATTTAATGTCCTAGATAATTTTCTATTTAAATAGGCTTCTGCCAACAAAAAATGACCTAAAACATGATTCTCGTAAGATAGACATGATATGTTCCAATCATCTTTTATGTGTTCAGGAAAAACAGCTCTAGGTAATATATGATGTTTTTCGTGGTAATCTTCGTAATCGTTATGTTTATTTAAACAAAAAACGATATATTCCAGTAATTTTTCTTCATTATCCGGCTTACCTAATTTTAGCTGGAATATTTGCATTAACTTTTCTTTTTCCATACATAACCTTTTAATATTGATGTCTGTATATTATTTATAAGAATACTGGTATCAATATCATCATTTTCTGTAATATCTCTAGCTTTTTTTTGTAATTTATTAACCAAATCTATAGGTTCATTTGGATCGAGTATTATTTCATAATCATCGAAATCTAAAAATATAGTATCTTCTTTACAAAATTCCATAATTCTTCTAATTTCTTCTCTATCTACGGTGTCCGTTCCTCCGTGGACAAAGAACACTTTTCTTTCACCAATTTTCTCGGTGTTCTTAATCATATCATACAGTATTTTGCCATGTTTGTCAACCATTTGATATAGTACCAAAGTGTTTTTTCCTAAGCTAACTGCAAGATTCTTAATGAATTTATTTCTTGCCTCATTTGCAATCAGGTATTGAATTTCTTCTGGATAGGTGCTGTCTTTCATTCTCAAACAGATTTCATCCGAATGCTTTAACACCAAACATTTAATTTCAAAGTTTGATACCTGATCTTTGTCGATTAACTCTCTTGTAGTAATTACCTTTTTAACTGGACCAAATAAACCTTCTAATACGAGTTTGTGTGTTTTGGTGCCATCGAGCGTGCCAGTAAGACCAATACGGTATTTGGCATTGATACAAGAGGTGAGAATTGTGGTAAGTGATTGTGCTTTGAATAAATGAGCTTCATCACCAATCACATAGTCAAACTGTTCAAAATATTCTTTTGGCATTTTATATAATGACTGCCAAGTGGATATAATTATACTAGGACTTTCTTCTAAGATTTCAATTTTTTCAATTTTCATACTTTTTTTTGCCTCTAATCCAACCGGCCGCCACATTATTTGGTTTGAATGTTTTACACAATCTCAATTCATCATTGTGGTACCAATGAGAACCTTTTGAGTGTCCTAATTTTTCTTTTTTTTCTTCTTCAGTTAAAGATGAATAATACTCTTTTTTAGTTTCGGACATTTTTTTGACCCGTTCACAATTTTCTTTAGTTTTGCCGGTTCTGTCCCGACTTAATTTTTCTTTTTGCTTTTGAGTTACAGTATGTCCTAATTTTTCTTTTCTATCATACTCGGTTAATGAATTCAACCATTGATTAATTTTTTTTCGGCCTTCAGTTTGATATTTTCCGTTGGGGTCTTTCATTGTTTTTGATTTTTTTAAAGAAGATTCTTTAATATAATCGTGGGTTTCTTTGGTTCTTCCTGTTAATAATTTAGAAATATTATTTAATGACTGTTTTGGTAATATTCCACCATCCAATCCATTTTCTTCCTTCAGGTTGGCCCATTCGGACGAATCAACAATATTATTTTTTTTGGAAAAATCTAAAGCAAAATTTATAAGATCATTTTTATTATAAAATAATTCACTGACCCATATAGTTTTTACATGTTGTTTTCCGTGCTTTTTAATATGTCTAATCCATATTTTACCAGAACCCAAATAATTATATGGATCAGATTTTGTTGTTTTTCCAAAATATTTTAGTCCGGTTATAATGTGTTGTTTTATGTATAGATAGGTTGGATTAAATGTGTCCATATAATATTTAACTAAAGATGTAGTAGGAACTATTATTTATAATATATCATCATTTGAAATAATATCTTTAGCTAAAATGTTTCCTCTTTGAGTTTTTACCACATCATGTTCTTTATATTTTTTAATTGTTCCATCCAATAATGTTATTTTTATTATTTTTTTTGTTGGATATTTTGTATATCCTTGCATTATAATACTAACATTATCTTCCACATTATACACATTATGTGATGAATACTCTTCAAAATCCGATTTCATTTGCATACAAAGTGAAGTAGTGGGAACAACAATTAATCCTTTAAGACCTTGGTATTCCAACAACTGACGATGAATTAGATAGATGATGAGTGATTTACCAGAGGCGGTGGGTGATACTAGTAACGCTCGGCGTTTTTGCATAGCATGAATGTATGCATTGATTTGATGTTCTCTTACTTCTATGGGTTCTCCACGAGCATGAATATTTAATTCTTTAATAAACTTTTTGGCATGATATAATGAATACTCATCCTCAATGTTTAATTCGTTACCTACAGTATAACCTCTTGATTCGGCAAACTGTTCGATGTAATCTAATAATCCTAGGTATATTGTTGAACTTTGTAAATGTAATAATCTTATTTTGCCGTCCCAAATTTTGTTTCGGAAAGCAGGAACGAATTGGTAACCAGGAACAAAGAATGTAAAATGCTCTGATAGTTCCTGTAATACATGCCGTTCACAAGTAAGTTTGGCATATACCTCATTCTTTTTAGTGATTACTATATCATTGTCCACCAATAAATCTCTCCCAAGAAATAAATTCACGGAGTTGCCAAGTCCGTTGTTTCAGTTCATTCATAATAGATTCCAAAACACCAACAGTTTCTTCATGATATACTTTCTTCTCCAACAACTTAATCAGGTTGGCATCGGCTTCGAGATAGGCATTGATGTCTGTTTTAAGAACAAACTGAAAAGGTTCCCATCCGTATTCTTCCAATTCTTCCTGTCCCATTCTTCCGCCATAATAATCCAAACGAATCTTCCGCATACGGAGATAATCAAAATGGGCTTTCTTAGAAGCAATCTTGTGTTTAATGAGTATACCAAGGTATTTACTGTGAAGTTTAGGAATCTTTAACAATTCTTTGCCAGGTTCGGTCTGGTCAATATCTGCATCCGATTCCCAAGTTTTTAATATTTGCTCTAGATTTTCCATATCATTCCATATCATTCCATATCATTCCATATCATTCCATATCATTCCATATCATTCCATAATTAATTCAAAATATCTTTAGTATAACACAAACTACTTTAAATGTCAAGCAGGTTCAAAGTCAAAATAATCAAAGGTGAACACGGCATCTGCGGTTACAATATCATCGGCCGATTGAGTGGTATCGAATATAACATCCGATAAGGTGATGGGAAATACATTATAAAACTTTACTCGGAGTATTGGATTATTCAATGCTGAAAGAATAGTCAAAGTGGCATCCGAATACGATTCTAAGGATTTAGAGGTTTTGTTTGCGTTCTGTAGTGCTGTTAACCTATTCCTCTCATCAAAACTTGTTGGAGATGCGATGGAACGGAACCAAGCGTGTAATTGCTGCCAGCCGTTCAATGACTCATCAATCGTAAAATGAATTGAGAATGGGTTGTAAATCATCTTTCGGTCAGGTACAAACACATCCAACAAAGGTGTGTTAAATGGTGCCTGTCCTAGGTTAACACCAGGAATGTTAACTGTTTGGCAGAAGTATTGAACATCACCTAAACGATCAAAAGTCAATAAAAACTTTGAGGGTTGTAGGTAATTGGTATTTTGTGGTAGGCGTGAGAGTGCAGTCATATGAGTATTTAGGTGTTAAATTTTAACAGCTTTCCAACCTTTATAAGAACCCCGTGATAGGTTTCCTTGGTCTAATCCATTTTCTATTGCAAATTTTCTAAGATTTTTAATAATTATTTTTTCACCGGATGGATTGGTTATTTCCCATGTTTTGGATAATTTTCTAGACAATGTGTCTTTTTGTGATTGTGGTTGTTTAAACCCAATGCGACTAAGCCTAAGTTTTTCAACATCATAAACTCCATTAGCCCATCGTTCTTTAGCCTTTTGTCTATTATTTTCTAAGTGTTCTTCCGACCACCAACCTTTTTCCATACCACCATCTAATCCATTTTCATCTTTAAGATTAGCCCACTCTTTAGATTCTGTTATATTATTTTCTTTTGAGAATTTTGTGGCATAATCGGTAAGCAATTTCTCATCAGTAAATAATTGATACCAGATTGTTTCAATAAACTCTCCGTGTTTCTTGATGTGTCGTTTCCAATGAATACCCGAACCAAGGTATGCAATTGGATCTTCTTTGGTTGTTTTACCAAAGTATTTTAAACCAGTTATGGTATGTTTTTTGATATAAAGGTATGTGGGTTTCATAAAGAATATTATAACATAATTGCCAAAATAAGTCAAGAATTATATGTATTTATATATAAAAAAAAGGGAACCTTTCGGTTCCCTTCTTAATTATCAATCTTATTGTTGATTTAATAAAAAAACTCAATAAAATCAATGAGTTATCACATGAGGTTTTTTACCCCGAAAATGCGATAGTATACGTTAGTGCGTGGTTGTAATGAACCATTTGGTGAGGCAACAGCAGCGCCTTGAGCAAATGGGTTAGCAACCATACCGTAACGAGTTTTGAAACCAATCTTAGGTTGGAATGTAAACTGGTCTACAGCACGAACCATTTGTAATGGAACGTATGGGCAATAGAAAATACCAGCATCGTAAGGTGAAGAACCTTTGTAGCCTACAGTTACCAACTCTTGGTTAGATGTATATCCACCAAAGTACGGGTCAATGTAAACCTTGATACGACCGTGGAGCATACCAGCAAATGTGTTACCTGTATCATCTACTTGTAAGTCAGCTTGGAGAGCAGGTGTGTAAGTAAGAACACCAGCCATAGCCATTGCTGAAGCTACGTCAGAAGAAACGATAAGAACATTACCTTTGCCTCTACGAGTTTGCTTAGCAATTACGTTAGCATCACGTTCAATTTGGAAAATCAAACCTTTAAAGCGTTCAACTGACCAACGACCGTTTGAGTCTGTATCTAAGTCGAAATAACCAGCAGTAGTTGTACCATACTGAGCACCAAGAACAGCAGTAGTGTAGATAGTACGGATAACTTCACGGTTAATTTCAGCAAGAATTTCAGTAGACAGAATGTTAGACAATTCTGTTTCAGCGTCAAGACCATGGATTGCTTTCAAGTCTTGTGCTAATTCTAATGAATATTCAGCTTTCAGAGCACGGGATTGTGCAGTAACAGTAACTTTCTCAATTGAGAAGGCCATTTGTTGGAATGCATTAGCACCGTCAGCGCCCAAGAATTCAGCTGAACCTGTTTGGATGCCAATACCAGTTGTGAACTGATTAGCAGCTTCGTTAGCAATAGCGTTATTTGAAGTATCAGTTGTAGGTGTACCTACAAAACCGTAGTTGTTGAAACCAGCATTAGCAGAACTTTGTCCAGAGAACATTGTGTTTGCTTCGTTGTAGAAAGCTTCTGTACCTGCTTGGTTAGCGTAACGAGCACGCATTGCAAAGATCAATCCTGTAGGACCTGTCATTGGTTGAACACCAGCAACATCATAGGCGATCAAGTTAGGCAACGAACGGCGAACCAAAGAAATCAAGATTGGGTCAAAGTTAGAAACACCACCAGTAACGTTTGTAGGACCTGTATCGCTGGTCTCCATCAAAGCTTGACGATCTTTTGCCATTGCTTGGTGTTGATTTTCCAAAACAAGAGCTGTAACAGCACGCTTGTATGGGTCTTTAATGGCTTCTAATTCTGGATGTTCCAGAACTGGTGCCCATTTTTTTTGTAGTTCTTCTGTCAAATACATTTTGTATCCTTTTTTAAAATTACTAGGTTAATTACTTAACCAATGTTTGTGAAATGGTTTTAGCATAGAGGTCCATTGAAGGATCGGAAGATTTGAATACTTTCTTTTCTTCTTCAATATCAACTTCTTCATCTAAAGCAAGTTTATCTGCTGCTTTAACATCAGCTTTGAAATAAGATTCTTTCAAAGTCGATAGTTTGCCAGCAAAATCTTCATCAGTATTAAATTCTACGTTCTCTGCGAGCGATTTCAATTTTTCTACTTGTGTCTGCGATAGGCCTTCACACGCTGTGTAGATAGCCTCAATTTTCTTTTGTTCGTTTAATTCTTTTGTAAGTTCAACGGACTTGTTAATTTGTTCGTTCAAAGTGGATTCGAGTTCTTGAACTTTAGTCATCAATTCTTCAACAACATCTACCTTTTCAACAGGAATGTCGATGTAGGATTCAACAAACAAGTCACGCAATTTGGACATGAATTCTTCAACTACTTCTGCACGGAGACCAGACTCAATTGCAATTTCGTTTTCTTTCATCCATTCTTCTACCATGTAGTTGAGGTAATCGTCAACTTTAGCAGCCAAATCTTCTTTGATTTCTTCAACAGCTATTTCAAACTGTTCTGTCAATTGAGCTTCAACTTCTTCTACAATTTGATCAACACGGGACATTACAGCAGCTTCATAGATTGTAGAAGCTTTAGTTTTGAATTCTTCAGAAAGATTTTCACCTTGCATCAAGGCTTCAATATCTTCACCGTAGGATTGGAATGTAGCACCTGGGTTGGNTTGCATCATTTGTGGAGCAAGCTTGCCAGCAATACGATCACGAATAGCAGAGTAATCGGTAGCAGGAGCTTGAGCTGTGTGAGTTAAATCAGCACGACCAGCGGTTGTACCAGGTTGTCCTTGTAATGTAGTAGCACCAACACCGTCAGGCTGAGCGCCTACAGGAGGAGTAGCACCTGCAGGAGTAGCAGATGGAGTACCTTTTAAATAATTAGGTAATGCATCATCTTTTTGCTCTGGTGATTGGCCAATTTCACCTACATCGGTTGTACCATATGCGGTTTTACCAGTAAGTTTATCAACACCAACTTCACCATCAGGATGCTTGTCTGAACCACGAGCACCTTTTTTGGATGCAATGTTTGCATCAAATGTTTCTTTAGAACCTTCACCAACTAATACTTGTTTAGCGGCTTCGGACAGATTAAATTTTCCCATTTTGAAAATCTCCTTGATTTATTGGATATATTTATATATTAAAGTTTTTTCATGAAGTTTTCAAATATATTTAGACTTACCTGTTCAATCTCTTTGCGTGTTGCCTGACGAATCTGTTGAATCGCCTGAGAGTGATCTTGTTCAGTCCAAATACCATTGACTAACATCCATTCTTTGCCTTCCATGATACCTTGTACAAAGGCACCAGGTGCGGAAGGGTCTGCTACAATATCAGCCGCTGTGGCTAGATAAAAATCGTTCTGAACAACATTAACACCGTTAACATTTTTCAACGAACCCATACCTCTTGATGACACACCTAATTGAGCACCACCCTCAATTAATTTACGAGCAATTTGGCCCATTGGTGTATCAAGAATTTTTGCTTTACCGATCCATTGTGTTCCATCTTCTTTAAGGCTCGTAATCATATGTGATACACGGTCTAAGTTAATGGAAGGTGTTTCTGGATGACCCAGTTCACCAAATGCACGGTGTTTGTTTATATATTCTTCTGTATAACGATAAACTTCTTTTTTCATCGTATTGAATTCGTATAAGCGGCCATTCTTGTTTTTCTTTTCGGAAACAAGAAAAGGACCTTCAATATAGAGTTCCTTTTTACCATCAGCACCTTCAGTAATATAGCTTACGGATTCATTAATTTCTTTGATTAATTTCATAATCCTACCGACTTTCTTTTTCTAAGTGAAATTCTTCTTTTTCTAAGCGTTATAACTAACTTAGCTTTTCTTTTAAATTTCGATTTAATGGAAGCAATATGACGATGCCTACGTTCCGCTGGCATCATTCTTGTCATTTTACCACCTCTGACCGTATAACCTTTTACAGTTGAAAACTTTCTACGGCGTTGAATCTTACCTTTACGAACCCTAAACTTAATTATTTTGGTTCTTCCCATTTTCTGTACATTGGATCTTTGTACGGTACTATTGGTTTCTTCAAAGTACATTTCAACACCAGTATCACCAAACATCTCTGTTGATATTTGTATTTTAAATTGATTGATTTTTTCTTCAATCAAATCTTTAATCTTTAAATCTAATATGTTTCGAGCTTCTTCAATTTTATCAGATAGAAGTTTTGAAACTAATTCTTTCATTACTGATTAACACCAGAAATAGCATATTGTCCGTAGTTAAATGCAGCAGGATCAGTAAGTTGACCACGTTGATAGAATGTGTTGTTTTTACGCAACGAAATAATTAAGGTATATGAACTGTTTGCGCTAGCACCTAAAGTATAAATTCCAATATCTCCAGATGAAGTATTTGCTGTAGTAATTGAGGTATTGTTATACAAATTATTAGTGTTATTTAAAATAGAGGGTAATTGTTCGCCCATTCCAAACTCACCGGATCCATTCAAATGGAAGATAGTTGCTGAGTTGGCATATTGAGTGGCCGCAGTTTTACCATAACCATTCCAAAATATTTCTACCGTACCCAACGCACCGCCTGTAGCAGCTGATGTTGGTAAATTAACATAGTATTTTAAACCCGTTAATTGTAAGTCATAATATGGCAAAGAAGTATTTGCGTAAGCTGAAGTGGCATTAGCAAGAAGGAACCCGTTAGTCGCCAAAGCATTATTTAAAGCATTGGCCGTAATACGGGAATTATTAGTTTCTTGTCCAGAACCATCAAAAACACCAGTTATCTTAATAACCGAATCAGTCGTGGTATCTCTTAGAACTTGGTATGTGAATTTATTTCCGGCCATTTTTTATCCTATTTTAAATTTTTCAAGGCAAAGTCAATAACTCTACCAAAATGTTCTTTATTCTTATTCGCCATTTCGGCCAGTTGTTCTTTGTTACTTTCGTTTAATACACTATACACTCTTAATATTGTTTCGGCTAAATCAACCGTTACCAACATTCTTTTACCATCTTCAAACTGAACACGGTCATATAAATTATCTTTTACAATATTTCTTAATTGTGTTATTACGCCTTCACCAATAACTTCACCGGAATACTCAACTTCTTCTGGTGTGGAAGCGGACCATTGCATTGCTGTATAGGGTACGGTTACATATTTATCTATTTTATCCACATAATACATGGCCACTCTTTGGCCGCCAGGAAACTGACGAACCGACTTTCTACGCATAATTAAAACATTTGGCGGATCTAATGATAAATGTTTTACTTCTTTACCTTTATTATCAGCCTTTTCAGTAACCATTAAAACATCAGGCTCAACCACTTCTTCTACCTCTTCTGGTAAAATAATTTCTTTACCTTTTAAGAAATCATTAAGTGTTTTCAACTGGTGATTCCTGTGTTTCTTGTGTTTCTTGTGCAATTTCTAATGGAGCAATTAAATTGTGTGCAACCGATTGTTTGGCCGCTTCAATATGATTGGCTACTTTATCATGAATAGAAGCATACAAAGCTTCTCTAAACTTTACACCATCATCGTCCATTGCATAATCAATGATATTTTTTGTTGAGTAATCAGACATGTTTTTCTCCTAATATAATATTTATAATAAACGCTTCAGTTTTGTGACGGTTGATTCAAATGATTCATTTTGTTCTTCATCCTCGGCATCCGCTGGATTTTGTGGTTGTTGTGGAACATTGGACATCATTTGTTGCTGTGCCACATCATTCATTACACCAACTGGTAAACCAAGTCCTTGTGACTTTTCTTCATCCATTTCTTCTTGCATTTCTGCAATTTCATCATCAGTTAATCTCAATACATTTCGTTGAATCCATGTTTGTGAGAAATAACGACCTGTGTAAGGATCCACATTGGCCAACAAAGATAACCGTTCTTTCATTAACTCAGCTTCTTTTAACTCGGTAAAGTTATTATCTTTAATGAAGTCGTAATATATATGTTCTTTAAATTCGTCCCATTCCTCATTGGTACAAATACCTTTGAGTACGCACTGAACTCGCATTGCTTGGTCAAATAGGTCAGAAAACTTATTGCGCATCCGAGCCACAAACTTAGCAAACTTTAATTCATCACGGGTGATTTCATTGGTACGACCTAATGAGAATCCAGAACTCTCTGGATTCAACCTGGAGACTGGAACATTCAATGCTTTATAGAGTTT